CCCTCGGCGCGGTGCTGCTCCTGGGGGTGGTCAGCTTTGGCTAAGCGGTTGACACATACCGAGCGCGCCGAGCGCCGGGAGCGGATCGCCGCCTACTGCAAGACCCGCACACTTGCGCAAGCCGTTTCGCAGTTTGGCGTCAGCGAGTCGCTGGTTCAATCTGCGTGCCGCGAGCACGGGGTTACGCCAAAGGCACCGAAGCCGTCGAACATGCCCGACCGGAGTCGCCTGCGGCTCGTAGCGGCCTTGGTGAAGACCGACGCCTCGTATGCGGAGTTGGCTAAGGTCCACGGAATCACACGTCAGGCCGTCGAGCAGTTCGCTACTCGCTGCCTCGCGGCCGGTGTCCCTGTGAAATCCCGCGGGTAACTCCGCGGTAGGTGGTGGCCGCCGGGGCGGTGCGCTACCATCTACAACCGGCACCTTGGGAGAGGTTGCCTCCATTGCAGGGCTAACGCCTCGCGACCCGTGCGACCGGTCGCGAGGCGTTTTTTCGTTAGCCCTGGTGCGGGGTGCCGCGCAGTTCGGGCAACCGCTCGAGCCAACCTTCGGGCGGGTCGCCGTGGATCCAACCCATGATGCACCACCGGCCGTGCAGGAAATGCGAGCTCCAACAGTTCACCTTGTTGACCTTGTGCTGTTGCACCGGGTGGAACAAGACGAGCCTGTTGTTCTGCGGTGCTACTTGCGTCCCGTCGAGGAACTCAAGCTCGCCGCCCTCAAACATCTTCGGGTCGGAGTGCATGTAGTAGCAGAACGTCACCCGTCGTGACGGCACGATCTCTTGGTCGTAGCCCGGGGCGTCGTCGTGCCACGTGAAGTGCGACCCGTGGTGGTGCATCGTCGCGTGCATTTCCAAGTAACGTAGATCGAACTCGGGCACCGCGAGCTTGTCGAGCACGGCCTTGTCGCCGATCTGCGCGATGATCTTCTTCTTGAGCGGCGCGAGTAGGTCGGTGGCGTCGGGGTTCTTGTCCAGGTCGCACCATTCGTAGTTGAATCGCACGAGCCCTTGGTCGTCCCCGCCGCGCGTGAACTTGTCGCGCTTCGAGAACAACCACTGTCCCGCGGCCGCGAGCCAGTCTTCCGGCATCGCCGAGTCGACGGTGTGGAAGAGAGGCTCGCGGAACCGGTTCGGCACGCAAGGCGGCTTCGGGTCCGCCTTGAGCGTTTCGCGCGTCGGCGACGCGTGGTCTTGCTTCGCGGTCATTAGGCCACCTTCGGTGCCTTCGCGGGCACGCCGTGCTTGAGCATGGACAGGATGCGCGAGACCGCCGTGCCACCGGCGCTGCCGCCACCGGTGCCGTAGAGAACGACTTCGCCCGTAGAGGGCTTGCCCTCGATCTCCGCGGCGTGCTGGATGAGCGCGGTAGCCTGCTCTTGCAGCGTCATAGCTACCGTGGCGTTCTTGGCGTTGACCCCGTCGCGGAAGCCTTCGAAGGCGTCGACGATCGCGCCGAGCACCGATTTCGTCGCTTGCACGCCGCCGTCGAGCGTGGTTACGCCTTCGCGGAAGGTGGCGAAGTCTTCGGGGCTCATCAACGGCGCGGCGACGTCAAGCAAGCCTTGCGCAGCGGCACCGAGCGCGGCGATCGTTGCGCCGGCGGATGCGACCTCGGCGGCGGTGCATCCGGCGAGGGTCAGGAGTGCGAAACAAATCGCGAGAAGGACAAGGGTTGTCCGGTCGGTTAGTGCGTGCTTCATAGCACGCCCGAGGTTACCCGAAAGCTACACCGGCGGGAACTCGACTTGAGCCGCGACGACCGCGGCCTTGTGGCGTGCTGCGTGTGCTGCGGCGGTCTCGCCGTCGTTCTGGGTGGTGGTGACGGAGTGCTCGCCTAGTGCGGACGTCCAGGTAGTTGTTAGTTCGGCCATGGTGGTTTTCTGCTTCGCGTGGTCTGCGCTGCGCTCCGCGAGCGCGGCAACGTTGGTGTTGAGCTCTACGAGCTTTGCGCCAGCAATTGTCACGATGATAGCGACAACGGCAAGCCCCCCTAACGTTAGTGCAGACGCGGTTTCGTGCTTCATTGTGCCCCGGCCTTCGCGGTCCTTTCGCCCGCGCGGATCTCTCCCTAGAGCTTCGCCTTTCTGCGCAGAAAGGCCAAGGGGCTACTTCGACTTCTCGAGATCGGCGACGCGTCTATCGAGCGTCTGCACGAGGGCTTGCAGCACCGCAAGCGATTTGCCGTCGTGCTGTAGCTGGACCGTGATCCGGTCAATCGCCTGTTTGACTTCCCCCAATGACTTAGTAACGCCCAGAACATTGGTGTTCATGGTCGTTAGGTAGGCGGCACCACCGCCCGTCGACGCCAGGAGCGTTACGAGGATGCCGACGTTTACCTTGGTGGTGCGGTCGAGCGTCACGGGCTTGGGGGTAGTCATATGTGGCTATGCCAAGGGTTGGATGCCGAAGGACGCCGAGACGATGAGCTTGGCACCGTCTTCACCGACCCTCTCGGGGTGGTTCAAGAAAGGGACGATGCGGCACCGGTGCTTGGCGAGGATCGCTTCGACCTCTTGGCCGCAGTGCGCGGCGCGTGTGCGGGCGAGCTCCTGCGGGTCCGGTTCCGCCGGCACCGGTGTCAGGGGCTTGTGGGTGCCTTGCTTCGCAGGTTGTTCGGGCGGGGTATCGGCTGTCGCCGGCTTCTTGGCTGAGTCTTCCATAGCTCGGAATCGTATGGTGTTTCGGCGGCGCGCGCTAGCGGGCGCTGGAACGGGTACACTCAAAGCGAAGCCAGTCAATACCGACGACCGCCTCGTTCGTCGTATACGCGGTGCTAGCCTCGATCTCGCACCCGTAGCCCATGCGGTTAGCTGGGATATTCGTCGTGTGCGTGGCTACGTCGACGCCGTCGATCTGGAAAGTGACCGAGCTAGCGGCCTCGTTGACGGTGAACTCCAAGACCTGCATATTGGCCCCGGTGGTTGACGCGGTGACCGCGACCCCCGAGTCGGTCTTCGTCTCGGTGCCTCCGCTGCGCGTGATACACTGCCAGTTAGCGCCGTCCGTCGCGCGGTCGTAGCGAAAGCCGATCTCGCTGCTGCCGACACCGTTCGACGTCGTGTCGTTCGATATGCCGAACCGATAAATGTATTCGTCGGTCGCGTTCGAGAGCGTCCCGAACTGCGAACGGCTGCCGATCTTGAACGCGGCACCGCCGCCCGACGCCGCGCCGGTGTATATCGCGTTATTGCCGACGTTGATCGAGCAGTAACCCGTCGCCGCGGTGCCTGCGCCGAGCTCAAGCACCCCCTGGTTGTTGCTCGCGGCGGTCATAAACTGCCATAGCTGGCGGGTGCCCGCACCCGATCCGCTGGTCGTAGTCGCGTAGCCGTTCGCGGTGACGTTGCCGACGATGAAGTCGGCGAAGTGCACGTGCGCCGTCTCGTCGTTGATGCCGATAGCGGTTTGCGCCGCCTGGGTCCCGTTCGCCCCGATGATGTCTTCGCCGGTCGATGTCAGGTCGACCGTCGTCGACGCGCTCGAACTCGTGAACTTGGCTAGCTTGTCAGCGGCACCGGTGAGTTGCAGTAGCGATCGGCCGCCGGCAGTCGTCAGGCCGAGCGCGGCCCACGATCCGTCGGTGTCGCTGTAGAGCATGTCACCGCGCGTCGCATCAATCGCGAGGAAATCGACACTCGAAGCCGTGGCTTCGACCTCTTCGACGTCCGCAGGCCCTGTCGCCGACGACAACCCGAGCAGACGGTATCGCGTCGATACGTGCTGCATCTTCGCATACGTGATCGTCTCGTCGGGGATCGTCGCGACCTGCGAGCCCGAGCCCGGGCCAGCCGTGACGTCGCCGGTTAGCTGCGTGATGCCGCTGCCGCCACCGCCGGCACCGAGCGACGTCCAGCCGGCCGCGTTGTCGTAGAACTCGACGAGGTCATTTGCACCGCTGGTGTTGAGGCGCAACATGCCCCGCGTCGGCGTCGCCGGCTGCTGCGCCGTCGTGCCGTTCGGGATGATGATCGCGCCGTTGCCCCCGGCACCGAGCGAGACGACGACGTCGGTGCCGTCGTCGTAGGCCCTGAGCACTTCGGTTGCGTTGTGCTCGACGACAAGGGGCGCGTAGCTCGTGGGGATTTCCTGCGCGATCGTAACGCCGTTCGCTTGCAGGGTGCCGTCGGCGTTGGGCTTGCCGAGAGAGTAGCTCACGCCCGGCGCCGCGAGCACGTGCACGGTCGTAGCCCGTGCGCTCGTGGTGTCGTCAACGTCGATAACGTCACCGACGCCGTAGTAGTCGCTGAGTTCGAAGCGCGGCGGGTGGAAGACCACGCCGCCGTGCGCGGTGCCGCCGCGGGCGCGGGACGTCGTTGGGTCTTCGACGTAGGCCCAATCAGGGTCGCCGCTGAGCTGCCCGCCGAACGCATGCACTGCCACCGTCTGAGGCCGTAGGGCCTCGTCTTGGAAGTACATGGGGGTCGGCAACTGCGGGTTGTGCTCGAAGTTCGGGTAGCCCTCGATGGTGAGTTGCGGCCGGAACTGGAGCGCAGCGAAGCCCTGCGCCATCGGGCGGAACAGGGAGTAGAGCCCTGGCCGCTCGCTGGTCGCCTCGCCGATGCGTTCGACCACGCCCGGCACCTCTTCGGGGGTGTTGGTGACGTGGTTCATGCCCGACCAACGGCCGAGCTCTTCGCGCGGGTCCTTCTGCGGCGTGCCGAAAGCGCCAGCGCCCGCCGGCGTGTCGCTCATCGGGAGGATTTCGCCGCCACCGAGGTTGAGCTCGCGCGCGTACGTCGGGAAGTCGTTCGCACCGGATGGCATGCCGACGGAACCGCTCGAGCGACCGCCGCCGCGACCACGACCGCCCGCACCGGGGCGGATCGGTCCGCCGGGTGCTGGCGCTCCCTTGATGGGTTCGCCGCCGGGGCGGACCGGGCCGACACCGGTCTCAATGGGTTGCGGAGTGCCTACAGGGCCGCGCGGGCGGCCCGCTGGGCGCGTGGGTCCGCTGGCACCGGTGGCGTTGCCTCCGGGGCGCACGGGGCCGCTGCCGCCCGGGCGGACCGGCCCAGACCCACCGGGGCGGGTCGGGTTGTTGCCGATCGGTCGGGTCGGCACCGGGGCCTTGCAGGGCACCGAAGGTTGGCCGCCGGCGCCGCCGGGGCGGGTCGGGCCGCCGGGGCGCCCGCCCCCGCCGCCGGGGCGCGAACCGCCGCCCGGGCCGCCAGGGCGTACCGGGCCCGTCGGCGGGTAGCCAGGGAAACGCTTCCCGCCGGGGTTCGGTGTGATCGGGCCTTGTGGCTTGCCGGGCTTGGGGCCCCGGGGGCCGCCGGTAGAGGGTCCGCCACCGGGCCGCGAGGGGCCCCCACCGCCGCCAGGGCGACCGGGTCCGCCGGGGCCGGGTCCGCCGGGTCGACCTGGGCCGGGGCCGCCTGGGCGGCCGGGCCCTCCGGGCGGGTCCGTCGGCGGGTCCGTCGGTACGCCCGGGGGCGCAACGTCTGGCGTCTCGCACCAAAAGCGCCATTGCCCCGAGCGGGTGCCCCCGGCGAACGCGTGCGAACCGATCGCGTCATAGCTGCAATAGGCCTTGGCGGGGATCGGGAGCGGCGACGGGTAGGGATAGACGCCCTCGAAGGCGATAGGGGCGTCGCGCTGGTTGTCCTGAAAGAAGTAGGCGTTCGTCGAGATGTGCGCCGCGTTGATCGGGTGCCCGTCACGGTCGGTGCCGTGCTGGTGTTTGTCGCCGCGCGCGCCGAGGTCGATCGGCCCGAAGGCGCTGCTACGCTGCGCCAGCAAGCCGACGCCGTAGTTGCCGCGGGGGTTGGGTGCGAACGTGCCGAAGCCCGCTACGGTGACCTCGTCCTCGGGGTCGTCGACACCGCCCGCGGAGCCGCCGAAGGCACCGGCGCCGGTGCCTTGGTCGCCGTAGCTCGACCGGCCCCGATCGCCGCCGGGGCGGATCGGGCCCGTGGTGGGGCCACTCGGGCCACCGGTGATCGGCCCTTGACTACTGGGGCCGCCCGTCGTCGGTCCGCCGCCGCCGCGGTTGTCGATCTCGCCGAAGCACGCACCGAAGTTGCCGATACCCTCGACGCTGGTCGTGCCGAAGTTGAGCGCGATCGTGTTGCCGGAGCCCGAGAGGTTGGCAAAGCCCTGTTGCTCGCCCACCGCGATGACGCGGAAGATGGATTGCAGACGCGCGTGGCGGCCCCCGTAGCCCGGGGTCTCGCTGTCGTCCATGCAAAGCTCTTGCGAAGGTTGCAGGTCGACTACGAGGGTTCCGCACTCACCCGGGCCGGCGTTGCTCGGCGCCACGAGCCGCGGGTCGGCCCAATACGCTTGGTGGTGTTGCTCGGCTTCCTCGGTGCCCGGTAACCCGATCAAGAGGGAGCCGCGCGCGATGCGAGGGAAGTTCTGCGGCCAGTTCGGGGTTTCTTGTCGGTACCGGGTGTCGTTCGTGAACCGGTCGTCGCGCACCGGCTGGGCGTCGATCGTCGCGTAGTACCCATCGGCGTCGACCGCCATCATGCCAACGGCCTGCATCCACGAGCCCGAGCCCCGCTTCGCCCGGTCGCGCGTCTGCCAGAACAACCACGGGTGCACGTCGCCGAGCGTGCCGAGGCCGTTCACCTTGCCGTATTCGACCATCGTCTCGGCGGGCGAGTCGGTGTCGGCCGGGTCGGTCATGCGAGTGATCCGACCCCCCGCGATCATCTGCCGGGCACCGAGGGGGGTGCCGTCCTGCGCTGCCGCGTGGTCTTGGAGCGGGAAGTATCCCACGTCCATAAAGTCGGTGAAGCCTAGGCCGCTCATTTGAAGGGTACGATACCGAGAACGATTTGCCGCGTCGACTCGGGCATGACCGCAAGCCGGCTGATCTGCCGAGATTGGCCCGGGAACGCGTGCACGGCGTCAACCTTGGCACTCGGTGCCGCGGCGACGCGGACAGTGGCCGAGCTGGTGTTACCTTTGAGCTCGACGCCGCCCGAGGGCACCGGGGTGACGATCGAGCCTTGCACGTTGTCGGCGTAGTCGACGAGCAACTCGGCCGCCAGCGACACCGCGTGACCGGTTAGGTGGCGTTCCTGGTTCATCAACTGATACCCGGGAAGCTCGGGGCCCTCGATGCCCTCACCGTTGCGGAGCCCGAGCAAGTCTTGCACGGTGTTCGTAGCGTCGTTCTGGTCCGTGAGGGCGAAGCGGGCGGTGGCTTCGCCGGGTGGCACGTAGACCTCGAGCGTAGGCCCGTCGCCGTCCTTGATACCGAACTCGCTACGGAACACCGAAGCAACGTCGCTGGCCTCGACTTCTTCGCGGTGGAACTGCATCGGGGAGTTGGGGGCCGCAGGCACCATGGTCACGAGCACCGCCATTTCGAGCGACGAGTCGAGGAAGATCCCGTTAGTGCCGCCTTCGATCTGCATCGCGGCGCCCATCGGCTGATCCTCTTGCTGCGACAGGTCGCGCGTGACGGCGATACCGTCGAAGTTCTGCTCGTTGACGAGCTTCGAGGGGATGAAGCTCTCGACGGTGCCGTAGGGCGAGACGATCCACTCAAGGCGGAATACGCCGATCTCTTCGTCGATGATGTTCACGCGCGCGGGGCCGGGCGCGGTGTCGATGATGTTGGCACCCTGGAGCGATGGCGCGATGTAATCGACGTTGCGGAATACCTTGAGCTTGGAGATGTCTTCGGTGCCGCGTGCTGCGATGTATTTGCCCTTGGTGCTCGGGACGATGCACGCTTGACCCCACACGGCCGCCGGCGCGCGGGCACCGGTGACGGGGTCGAGAAGCCCGACGCGCACCGCGCGCAGCGAACGCATGCCTTCCATGTATCGTCGGTTGACGCGGAACGACTGCCGGAAGTGCTGGCGCAACGCCTGCACCCGCATAGCGACGTTGGCCTCTTCGTCCTTGTCGAGCCCGCGGGCACCGAGCACGCCCTCAAGGTCGCCTTTGAGCCAGTGGCGTTTGATCGTGTCGAAGGTCCACGGCAACGAGCCCTCGGGGCGGTCGTTGTTCCACGCCGCGAGTAGCTCTTTCATTTCTACCCACGTGCCTGCCGGAACGGTCTTGCGCAAGTAGAGGCCCGACTCGGGCTCGAACTCGTTCGAGATTTCGGTCTCGGGGTCGACCGTAGGGCATACGTTTTCGACGTAGGGGCGTGAGCTCACGAGCTGCGCTGACGTGCCGCCGCTGTAGTCGTCTTCGTATTCGAGCAGGAGCTCGACTTCGCGTTGGTAGTGCACGACAACCTTGTTCGGGCGGATCTTGCCCCGGTCGATCCACGCGGCTTTTTCGCCGGCGTAGGTGTCGACCGGCAACCCTTGGTAGTAGTTGTCGAGCTGTTGTAGGTCGGTCGCGTCGTAAACGATCGTCTGGCCTTCGGCGTTGATGTAGACGTCGGCCCCGGGGACGTATGACAGCACCCGCGAAATCGCCACGTCGCCGGCGTCGCGTAGCGTCACGTTCTGCAAAGTGAACTCGCCGCTATTCGTGCCGCCGGCGGTGTCCTTGATCGGGAAGTTCTCGACCTTGTAGCCGCCGGTGTCTTCGTCGTGGACGATGTCGAGCACCTCTTCGACGGCCTCGCGCGCCGACCACCGGGTACCTTGGGGGAGCTTGAGCGAATACGGGAGGTAGTCGTATTTGTCGACCACGACTTGCGTCTCGACGGGCACCGCCTGCTTGGCCGTGCGGTCGCCCGTCTTGCGAATCATGTTGAAGTCGCGCGCGACGAGCTTGTATTGCCACTTCCACCGCTTGTCGGCGACGACGAACCCGACGCGGTGGGGCGAGTCGCTCGGCGCTTCGTGGAGGATGTAGACCTCGCTGATCGTCGTCACGGTGCCGCGGCTGTCCTTGATGACAAGTTGCAGCGGTTGCCCGATCGACGCTTTCAGACGGCCCCATCGGCTTTTGTGCACGTAGAAGACCGATGTATACGGCTGCACCCCGCCAACGAACCGCCAAGCGATGCCCGACGTTGCCGCGAGGGCGACGTTCCCCAGCTTGACGGATGCTTTCTTCGCTTGTGCCATGTTAGCCCGTGGTCGCCCCGCTCTGAATCGGCGTCGACGTCCGGTTGCCCGGCTTGGTGGTGAACCGTTCGACAACGGTCTCGGTCAGCACGGTCACTTCGATCTGCTCGCCGAACGCCGGGTCGCCGAGCCAGCGCGGCGTAACCTGCGACGTGCTCGCGACGACGTTCCAGCCCTCGGTTTGGATCTCCGAAGTGTTGTTGCTGTCGGGGCCCTGCTGCCCCCGGATCGTGTCGGTAAATCGACCGATCGGCCCTTCGTTGGTCGCCCGTTCCCGAATGCGTAGCTTAGGCGGTTCGGCACCGACGGCGATTGCCGTCCTGTTCCAAACGCGCTCGAGAGTAGCGAATCCGACGTCCGCGAAGTGCGCGAACTCGTCGTCTTCGTGCGTCGCGGTGTAGTCGATATTGCGCGCCTCACGGTAGGCGACCGACTGCGCGATCTCGACGAGGGCCTCGCCGCCGCTCGGTTGGTAGATGAATTGCAGCGACACCGAGATCCGCTTCGACGTCTCGTCGTAGCTCGCGCGTTCCTCTTCGACACCGAAAACGGACGGCTGGAAGTTCGAATCAAACAACTCGCGCACGTGGTCTTTGATCTTGGAGTCGTAGACCGCCTTGAGGTTCGTTGTTTCGGTGATGTCGATCGCGCAGTCGTAGCTACCGACGACGCGCCGGAGCCGCTTGGCGTCGGCGTTCGAGTCGCCCGGGTGCTGGCCTAGGTCCGTGAACGTGACGCGGTGGTCGCGGATCTGCGAGTCGTCTGTAGAGCTCGCTTGGTCTGCCAGGAGCGCGACGTATTGGCGCGTGAAGTTGAGCACGTGCGGCGCCGGTGTCGAACCGTCCCCTTCACGGTCAAGTGTGTATGTCTCGTCGACGAGTTCGAAGGTGGCCGCCGAGTTGATGACGTCGAGGTAGCTTTCGCAGGTGTCGTCCGCGTCGGCCTCGTAGCGGGTCTTGGCGTCGCCCGACGTGGTGGCCGTGTAGGCGCCGCGGAAGGTGACAATCTCTTGCCGGCTCGGGGTAAAGTCGGTCAGAACTTCAATGTCTCGGAGCCCGCTGTCGTTGCTGTCGTCGGCGGGTAGCTCACCCTCGATTGTGATCGTGTAGCCGCGGGAGTATCCGCGGTCGATCTCGGGGTTGCCACTCTTGGCAATCGAGCTTCGCACCTTGAGGATGTCTTGGCCAACCGTGTATGTCCACGAGTTGCCCGACACGTTGATAACGAGCGTGTCGTCGTCGGTGAGGCGCTTGCGGAACTCATCCTCGAGCGTCTCGGCGGCGCTCTGCAAGCCCGCGAACGACGCGGCCACCACGACGACGTCGACCACGATGCGGATCGCGTCGTAGCTCTTGTCGATGATGTAGGGCCCGACGATCTGGTAGGTCGCGCTTGCCCCGCCGATCTCTTGGCTGCCGTAGGTGATCGAAATCGGGTTTGTGATGGCCATAGCTACTTACCCCCCACGAAGGGGATCTTTGAAACGAGGTTGTCGACGGCTTCGGACAACAGCTTCCCGAGCCCGCCCATGATCCGGTCAACGATCTCGCCGATGCCAGGGCCCCGGAACTTGTCGTCGCGTTCGAAGAGCTCGCGGCCCTTCTCTTCTTGGAGTCGCAAGGCCCTCACGTTGGTGAAGAACTCGCGCGCTGCGGGGGGCACTGCGCCACGCTGGCCGGCGATCGCACCGAAAGCCTGGATCGTCTCTTCGCGTGCCGTGCGCGACGCTCGGGCCTTCTCGTCGAGGTCCCCGAGGAAAAACTCGGCCATCTGCGCACCGATGCCGCCGAGGGCTTCGCCGACGGTGTCGCCGAGCCCGCTTTCGGTAGCGCCGCGAACCGCGGAGATGCCGGTACCGATTGCCGCACCGACACCGACGGCACCGAGGCCGCGACCAACGGTGGCCCGGATGCCCGATGCTACCTTGCCCGCAGTGCGCGCGGCTTCGCGCGTGAGGCCGCCGAGCTCGCTTTTCGCCTGCCGGGTGTCGAGCCGGACCTTGATTTTGGTTTCTGCCATCTAGCGACCCCCTCTCACTGCGCGGGCCATGTGCGCGCCCGCCCGGATGGCCACCGAGCCCGCCCCCGCTGCCATGCCGCCGACAGCGTGCGACCCGATCCTCGCGGCAACCTCCGTGACCTTGTCAGGTCCGCCGGAGCCGTTCCACACGTCAAGAAACGCCTTCTTGCCGCGCAGAATGAGCATGTCGAGGATGCTGTTCACGGGGAACTCTTCGCGAAGCAACGAGGCGCCAACCTCGCGGCGCTTGTTGAGTTCGAACACGTCGTTGCCGATGCTCGCCACCTGGGAGTTGACCCTCCCGTCGGATCCGACTACCCGGGCGATGTCGCTGTCGCCCTTGAACGTCTGCCGCGTGGTCATCTTCGCGCGCGCCTCGTCGTCCATGTCGCCGAGAATCATCCGGTTGAGCATCTCGCCGGTGCCTTCCAGCGGTTGACCGCTGGCGAGCCGCAGCGTAGTCACGCCGGCGATCAACAGCGCACCGACGGCAAGCCCGACGGGCGAGGCGAACGCGGCGAGCCCTGCACGCTGGACCCCTGCACGCGCGAGACCCCCGACACCACGACGGGCGATCGAGCCCAGACGACTGCCAGAACGTGCCCGGCGTGCCCCGGGCTTCGACTTCCGCAGTGCCCTCGCCGCGCGCAGACGACGGAACAGGCCCCCGCGCTTCCGGGCACCGGCGAGGCGGCGCTCCTCCCGCGCGCGCGTGCGCGCGTTCGGGAGACGCTGCGGCCCGATGTCGGGCGCAAAGACCATGTCGTCGCGTAGTGTCACGTCTCCAGGTAGCTCCCCAGAACTGGTTCCGAGCTGGCGTCGGGGGCTGAGCCTCCGCGGCGCGAGTAGTCAGCGAACACCACGTAGAACCGGCCCGCCACCGACGGTGCGGCGTATTCGGTGTTGGTCCCCGTGTAGACGAACCCGTCGCAATCCGCGACGGACGACGGCAGCGACCCGGCTTTGTAGCCTAGGCGGAACTGCAAGAAGTCGAAGCGCGACGAGCACCACGAACCGACCCAGGACCACGTTTCGCCGGATAGGCGAAGCTCTTGCGGCGCGTGGTATCGGGGTTGGCTCGTGCACAACGCCGAGACGTTGAACTCGTCGAAGGCCACGTGCTTGCCTTGGCCTAGCGTCTGCGTCCCCCCGGTGCCGGAACCGGACACAACCGCCGCGGCACCGTCGAAGCCCGTGAGCTTCTGCACGGCCGCGCGGACCCGTTCGGCGACCTCGGCCGCGCCAGCCCCCGCGCTCTTGCCCAGGTCGCCGCGTGCACCGCCAATGACCGCGTGCTCGCCCATGGCGTCGCCGGAGACTTCGACCGCCGTAGCAATCGAAAACGTCTGGTCGATGACGTCGGGGTCGTCGGGGTCCGGCGTGCCGGCGTCGATCGTCACGAGGGCGAACGGGAAGCCCGGCGGGTGCTGGTTGTCCGCCGGCGCTCCGGCGTATACGAACACGTGCCGCGGGCCGAACACCACGTCGCCCGCGCCGTCAGTCCAGACGACGTTCGCAAGCTCGTGCTTGATCTGCTGCGCCATCTGCCAGGGGTTCACTGGGCGACCCCCTGCTTGCCGAGGAACGACGGGCGCTTGTCCTTGGTGTCGAGCTCGGCGACCTTGCGTTCGCCGAAACCGGCCATCGTCTCCCGGGGCATTTCGACCGGTTGCGCGGCCTGTTGGTTCCCTGCGAGCTTCGCCGCGAGGCCCTTGGCGAGCTGCGCCGCGAGCGTCGCCTCGACGCCTGTGTCACCCTGTGCTGCGTCGCGCGCGTCGACACCGGCGGCGAGCGCCTGCGGGTTCGACAGGGCCAGAGCGAACGCCTCAACGAGCTCTTGCGCGTGCGCGTCGCCGATGTCGGCGAGGGCTTCTTGTTCTAGCTCGGCGAGCCCGAGAAAGAGAGTGAGCGGCGGACGGTGAGCCCGTAGCCACCGCGAGTATGCGGGGCCGGTAAGCTCGGGTGCCTGTGGCTTTCGTCGGAAGAACATGGCACCTAGTCTACCCTCGTTTGCGTAGCAGGAGCCACAAGCCGACGCCAGCGATACCGATCATAACCAAGCCTGCGGCCACCTGGAGCACGGGCGACCACTCGTTCGCGGCGTTCCCTAGCTCAGTAACGTCCGCCACGATTCCCGGCTTCTTTTTGTCCTCGGCGGCCTCGACGTTGACCTCCACCGGTGCCGGGGCGTTCTTGGGGAAGTCGAAGTCGATCTCGCGCGCGCTGCGCACGAGGGTCATCCGTTGCGGCTTGAGCTGCCACGAGGCCCACACCTGGACCCCGAACGAGTCGCCTGTTCCGTTGGTCAGGGGCCAACCGCCCGGCTCGGCGCTGAGGTAGTCGCGCTGGCCGGCGCTGGTGCTCACCCCGACGTTATCCGGCAGCGAGCAAGCGCAGAGCAACAGTAGGGGTAGGAGCTTCATGGCGGTTACGTCAAGGACAGGTCGGCGAGCCGGCCGACCTCGAGGATCTTGCCCGTCGTGCCGCGGACGCACTCGACGGCAAGGGGGATGCCGAGCTCTTCTTGCCGCTGCCACGCGATCTCGGCGCCGTCCGACCAATCGGGTATGCCTCGGTAGATCATGCACGCCGGAGCGTGCACGGGGTCGTCAGGGACGTATAGGAGCTTGAGCCCCCGAGCGAGCGCAGAGGCACCGGCGGTGCGGTCGCCCGGCTCGCGCATGACCGCGTGGCCCGAGGCGTCGCCCTGCACGAAGTGGTTCGCGAACAGGTTCTCGACGGCCTCGTCGTCCCACCCGCGCAAGAAGCACGAGAAGACGTAGCGCGCGGGGCGCTCGAGGATGTCGCTAGGCTCCCCACCGAGCCCTTCGCACTCGATGCGGTAGGCCGTGGCAAGGTTCGTCAGGACGACAAGCCGTGTGCGCCCCACTTCGACGCCGCCATACGGGTAGTTGAGCGTCAAGTCGTCGGGGTCGGCGACGAGTCGCCCGGGGGCCCGTAGGATGCGCGTCGCGCTGCCTGCTGCCATCTACTTGGCCTCCATGATGTGCACGCCGATCATCTTGGAGATCGTCTTGCGCGTTTGCGGGGTGATGCCGAGGAAGGGCCGCGCCGGCACCTTCTGCGTCAGCTTCTCGTCGCGGAACTTCTTGTTAAGCACCCAGCCCAGGCGGCGCTTGATCTCGCTCGACTGTTTGCGGAGCCAGCGCCAGAGGTTTGATCGGACCGAGCTGGTGAGCGGCTTCGACTCGGTCTCGCCGCCCGTCTGGTGCACTTCGGCATAGTCAAGGTTGGTCCCAACCTCGACGGTGTCGCCGACCACCTGAAAAGCGATCGAGCTAGCCAGCCGCCCCGTGTCGCGCAAGGCGGGCCGGCGGTCGAAGCGGCGCGCGGCGGGCTTGCGCTTGCCGGCGTGGAAATCCGCGATGACACCGAACACGTTGACCGGTGCCCGCTGGTCCCACTTCTTGTCCCCGAACTGCTGCGCTTTGAACGAGCGTTGGCTCTCGGCGACCATCAATACGCCGATCTGTTTCAGGGTGGCTTCGGGATTGGCGAGGTTGCGTTCGATCCGACCCACCTTCGCACCCTTTTCGAAGGTTACGCGGGGCATATGTCAGTCCTCCGAGTTGACGTCGAACGCCGAAGGGAGAATGCCCGGGGGTAGCGAGGCTTTGTCGGACCAACCGTATTGGGTGCCGCTTTCCTGCGACGTGGTCGTGCCCGAGTTCGACTTCGGCCCTCGGTGCGCGCGGGGGTCCGTGCGACGGACCTTTTCAATCATGCCTCCGTCACCGAAGACGGTGTCCCACTTGACTTGCTCGATCTCCGAACTGGTCCCGCCACGCCGCCAGAGCAGAGCGATAACCCCCACCGCGGCGACCTCCAGGTGCAGCGCGTCGCTCACGTCGAACGACACTTGCGCGTAGGCGGGCCACAAGTTGATCGTACTCAGAGCCGCGGCCGTGCCGACGTCGTTGTCGACAGCCGTAGCCTCCGGGGCCCCGATGTTCGTAAGCGTCGTGAGCCCGGTAGAGTTGTATACGGTCTTGACGTATGCCCAAAGTGTGTCTTTGTCGGCCATGGTTTACGGGTCCGCGAGGGTGGGCGTGCCGGAGCTCGGCAGATACCCGAGGCCGGCGACGTAGAGCCACCATTGTAGCTTACCCGTGGCTGGGGCACCGCCGGTGTCGGTGAACTCGAAGACGTCGTCGACAAGCCACGACGTGTGCGAGGTGTTGTTGCCGCGCAAGAACCAGTATGTGCCGTCGATGAGGTCGAGCGGGGCGAAGATCGCGTCGTCGACGAGCACGTAGCCCGTCGTATTCGACGCGAGCTCGACCTCGACGTCCATAGGGTCCTCGTTGAAGTTGCGGAACCAGAGGTTCTCGTCAAAGTCGAGGATGAGTTCGTTCCACCCGGTCTGCGCCGAGAGGGCAACCGCCTTCGAGTTGCTGCCGCAGCGAATCGTCAACGTGCCGTCACCGGAGCCGGCCGCGCGGTTGTACATGAGCCGCAGTTGGTAGGGCGTGTCCGCGTCCAAGCGGCGCACCTTCATTGCGGACAGTGCCTGCGTGACCTTGGCGTTTCCGCTGATCTTCATGGCGGCGCTCGTCTGCTCACCCGGGAACGAGCGGTAAACCGTCGTGGTCTCTTGGGTGAGGTTCGACCCACCGCTCGCCTCGGTCCAGCTAGTGAACTTGGCCGCCGCTGCCGCGTCGTAGTCCGAGAACGACGAGTTGGACAACAGGGACCCGCCGGCACCGGAGCCGGCGTTTTTGCTGATGATCGTCGTGTTGGCCGACGCGCCTGAGCCGTAGTTCGCGCGCAAGACGGCATCGAAGCTCGCGGCCTGCCCGAGCACTTCGAACACTTCGGCGTGCTCTTGCACGCCGCTGTTCTGGTCGGCGACGCACCGAAAGAGCTTCTTTTCGACGGTGCACGCCTCGAGGTTGTGTGCGTTCTCGTCGACCGTCAGGCGGGTGATCGTGCCGTTGCCGGTGTTCGACCCGCCGGCGGTAGCCGTGTCGTAGGTAATGGCGCGGCTCTCGACGGTGTAGCTTTTGGCCACGAACCAGTCGTAGAGCATGCGGAAGAGCTGCGACGCGGTCCGGTAGCCGGTGCCGTAGCCGTCCGTGCCGGTCGCGTCGGAGTCGATGCGCCCGGCGTATTCGAACAGGATCGGCACAAGCGCCGAGTTGGCCGCTTGCTGCGTGATGAGCGCCGAGCACCCCGCACGCATGCCGTTTACCCAGTCGGCGAGCTCCGAGGGCGTGTATTCACCCTCGAGCGCCTTGATGAGTGTATCCCACTTGCCCGCGGTGCCCGCGAGCGTCCCGTCGACGTGGTTTCGGAACGTCTCCAGAATGTCGACGACAGCGACCCACTGGGCTTGGATCTCGGCTTCGGTTGGGGTTCCACTCATGGTCGTATCTTAGCTGAGGATGTCTTCGACCGCCGCGAGTTCGTCCGGCCATTGTAGGCCAGTCACTTCGAGCGGGTCGGGGTATTCTTCGCGGCGCTCGCCGTTCTCTTGGTCTTCGCAGAGCACGGCGAACATAAAGCGAGACGCCGGAACGTCGCGCTCGAGGTTGGGGGAGTAGGCGCGCGTGGGCTTGCCCTTCTTCCGGCGCTCTTCGATCTCGGCGTCGGTCGGGATCGTGATGAGCTGGCCGCGGCGCGGCCGGCGGGCAACGTCGCCGATGTTCTCGCCGGTGCCCGGCTCGTCGTGGTCGCCCACGTCCGAGGTGAACCGGAGAATCGTGCGCGGGAGCTTCTCGCGCATCTTGCGGATCTTGCCTTCGTCCAGGTAGACGATCGCACCGATGACCGGAACGCGCTTCTTGCGGCCGGTGCGCATCGGATCCGCTACGAGGTTGGCGTTCACCTTCGGGAAGTTGACGCCCGCGAGGTCGATCGACTCGACGGGGCACGACGGGGAGACACCGACCCAGTAGCGGTAGCGTCGCGACGTGCCAGCGGAGTTGCTGCGCTCCGCGATGTTGGCCGTCAGTTCGCTGCCACCGATGTTGGTCTTTGCCTTCGCGGCCTTGCGGCGCGGGGCGTTGACCTTCGCCGGCTTGCCTGCGTCGGGGTTCTTGGTCGGGGGGAGGTTCGTTTCGTTGCTCATCTGGGGTATCTCCAGTTCATGGCGTTACGGGGAATTGAAACGGGCCGGCCGCCCACCTTGAGCGGTCGGCCCGTTCGGGGAGCCTTGACTAGCCGGCGTCGGCTAGTTGTTGCACTTGATGGCGGCGAACGGCAACGCGATGCCCGCGCCGGAACGCGAGTGCCACTGCACGTATTCTTCGCCGGTGTCGCGCGTGTGGTCGCCGTTGTTCTCGCCGCGCATGCTCGATTCTTCCATGATGCCCTTGCGGTCGAGGAAGAAGGTGGCTTGCTTCGGCGGGTTCTTCAAGAACATGAACCAGTCATTGTCGGCGATGCGCTGGGAGCCCCAGAGCGTCACGTTACGACTGGCGTCTTGCACGAGGTTCGTCGGCGTGGCGCCGGCGTCGGTGCCGATCACTTCACCCTGGCGGCGCTGCAAGAAGGCTTCTTCGAAGGCTTCCGTGTTGGCCGCGCCGTGGATGATGATGACGCCGGAGTCGATGACCTCGTCGGACAGGAGCGGTTGGCCCTTGCCGTCTTGGTACTGCTTCCACTGCTCGATGCCGTTGTAGTAGTCGGTCCGAATGGCCGACACCGACGCGACACCGGAACCGGTGAGCAGGTTGCCCGAGCTCACGCCAAAGCGGTCAGCACCGCCGGCGGTCGTGGCGAACATCGCTGCGCCGTCCGGGGCGAGCGGCACCGCCGGGAGCGTGTTCGTGCTGCCGGTGATGAGGTCGAAGAAGAAACGCTCCGGCAGAAGCGCGGCCGACTGGCCCGCCATGCGGGCGACGTCGAACAGGCTTTGCGTCTGGTCGTCCTCGCGGTCTTCGTTGTGCCACTTGACACGGCGACCCCAGGTGTAGACCGGCACGTCGAAGTCGACCGAGTCGAACCCGTCCGTCGGAATGGACGTGCCTCGGATCCACTGTTCGAAGTGCGGTGCCGCTTCGAAGTAGCCGAACTTGTGCTCGCGGTTGGTCGCGCCGATACCCAGGTCCATGACCTGAGAGAGACGCGAGTCGGGTTGGCGGTTGCGGATAGCCGCGTAGGTGTCCCAGAAGTCGGTGCGGAGCCCGTTTGCCAGGACGCCGCTGCTGATTACGGTACTCATCGTTCGTTACCTTTGGTTTTAGGCGGTGGCCTGGGCCAGCATCTCGGCCGGGGTGAAGAGTGTCACGTCGACGTCAGTCGCCGAACGGAACCGGCTCATGTAGCCGATCGGGTGGTTGAGCGCGCCGATCGTCAGGGTGATTGAGTCGGTGTCGCTGTCTGCGGAATAGACGAGGTCGCCCACCTTGGCCTGCGTCGGGGTGCCGCCGACCGAGCCCAGGTGCATCAAGGTAACGCCGGATTGATCGACGCGCGCCTCGGGGATCGGGGTTGCGCTGGTGTCGCCCACGAGACCGGAGCCCGGCGAAACGCCGAGGGCGTCACCTAGGACGATACCGACGAACACGTCGTTCGCGCCGTCGGCCCAGTGGTTGAGGTAGCCGCCTTCCAGCGCGACGAGGGCGCCCGGGTAGAGCGTTACCCCGTTCGCAATCGGGTAGCTGTTGGCCCCGCTGCGGGGCGACGTCTTGTGAACTCTGTTTGCGCCGAGGTCGGCCATGGGTCAAATCCTGGTTGTGGGTAGGGGTGATGGGGCCGCTACTTCGCAGCGGCGGCGGGCTTGTCGATGCCGATCTTGCCCATGTTGATTTCGACGTAACGCTCGCAACTCATGCGAGTGCCACGGACGGCCTTGAGCTCTTCGTATTCACGAGCGAACTTGGCCGCCTTCTCGACGGCGTCGGTGCCCTGCTCCGTGTAGGCCAGAGCCGGTGCCGGCGTCTTCGGGTCGCGGGCGAACGAGGCCGCCTTGCCACCGTCGGTGTTGCCGCCGAGTTCGGCGAAAGTCGCCTCCATCTTGTCGACGTAGCCCTTGAACGCGGCGGCGCCGTGCTCTTCGTGGAACGCGACGAGGTCGGCTTCGAGGTTCGAACCCAGCGGGCGACCTTCGAGGCGCTTGACCGCATCGGCAACGTCGTTGCGGCGTTGCTCCGAGGCGTCCTTCTCGTCGAGTCGGGCCTTGAGTGCCTTGTTCTCGCCCGCGAGGGCGGCGAACTGCGACGCAAGGTCGGCGCTCGGGGCGGCCTTCGTGTCGACCTTCTTCTCGGTCGTCGGGGTGTCGTTGTCGGCCTTCGCCTTGCTGGCCGCGTCGTCGGTCTTCGGTTGGTTCTTCATGGCTTCGCCAGGGGATGGGGCGGGCGCGGCCGCCTTTTCTTCGGTGGGGGGTTCCTCTTCGCTGTTCTCGTCGTTGCCGCCGAGAACTTCGATGATTGACTGCTTGAGCGCCTCGAGGTCGGCAACCGAAATGGCGCCGCTCTTGATCGTCTCACAGATCGCTTTGATCGAATCCGACGTCGAGGCTTCCATAGCCTCGCCACCGTCTTCGGGGTTGTTCGGGTCGTCTTCGACACCGGCGACGTCACCATCTGCGGGCGTCTCGTCGCCAGACTCAAACGGGTTCTTCGAGTCGTCGGCGAACTTCTCGCCCTTCTCGCCGTCGGTCTTGGTTTCGATCTTCATGTCGTCGGTGTCCTGCGTGAAGAAGTGCGCGGCGGTGCCGTGCCGGAAGCACGCTACCACGGGATTGGCCTTCGAGTAGCCCTCCGCTTTCCACGGGTTGGAGATAGTGGCATTTGCCAGACGCACAAGCTGCCCGCTGGTCGGTGGCCCGCCTGTGGTGTCTGCGGCTGGTTGGTCCACCATGAGCATTGGCAACTGCAAGTACGGCGGCTCGTGGTTGAGCAACGCCAGTGAGTCGATGACCGGCTTGTCGACGTTGAAGATTTCAACCGAGCGGTAGGGGAGTCGCATAGCGAGCACGTCGTCTTCGACCCACGGTTGCGTGATGACAAGGTCAGCGAATATCGCGAGCTTTTGGTCGCCCTTGAACGAGATCGGGTCGGCACCGACGACGCGGAAGAAGCCCGCGGGCTCGGCCGGGGTGTCTTCGCCGTGGTGGCGGATGTGTAGCGGCGGCATGTAGCCGTCAGCTTCCGCCAGCTTCGCGGCGAGCACCGCCGACGTGATCCACTCGTCGTCGAACTCGAAGTCGCCGCGCGTGCACGCGACGAAGATAGGCACGCGGTGCACCACGAGGTGTCCTTGCGTGTTACGGGAAGTGCGGTACTTCATGCTTGCACCTCAACTACAACTAGGTGATGCACGGCGACGGCGCCGTTGATCTGGGCGTTCCACGTCCGCCCCTGGTCGACCGCAACCTCGAAAGTGACGGCGGACGCGCCGACAGTCCCGAGGGCTACCGCGGTACCCGAACTCGGCACGAGCGACAAGGTCACGTCGCTAGCGCATTGCGCGGTGATGCGCAGCAGGTTGCCCGCCCGCTTAAGCTGGAAGTCTGCCCCGAAAATATCGGTGTTAGCACCCGGCGACGTGTCGGCGATGACTGTGGCGAGTTCGGTGCGGTAGTCGTTCATTGTTCTTCGTCCTGTTCGTGTTCCTTGACGACGCGCTCGATGCCGGCGCGAACGGCCCGCGACGGCCTTTGCGTGTCGCCGCGGAGTAGCTTGTATAGGTTGCTCGGGTCAGTCGGCACGCTCTCGGCGGTTCGCTTCACGCCTTCGCGTGCCGCGATGTGCCGGAACTTCCGATATGTGTCGTCCCATTCTTCGGTCATACGCTCACGAAGAGGTCAGGGCGCCCGCCGTGGCGGAAACCGTCGTCGGGGAAAGCGTCACTCGGGATGCGGTCTTCGATGACCGACCCGTCAGCGCGCAAACGATTCATCGCGTCGAGCTCCATAACCGACACGTGGGATACTTGGCACCGGCAGTTGTAGCCGAGGGGCGGGGCGATGCGATTCCACGCCGGGTTGTCGACGGTGAGGATGATGCCGTCGGCCGCGTCGTGGTTGTGTCGGGTGTCGGAGTCGCCGACGGCATCGAACCGGAACGCCGGCACCACGAGCTTGACGTCGGGGTCTTGCGACGCACGAAAGCGGCCGGCGGTTACGGCGGTGTTGACGTTCGTTCGGAACGCCATCCGTGCGTAACCCTCCGACCAAGCCTCGGTGCCTTCGCGGATCTGGTTCACGGACATAGCAAGGCGTTGGCCCGCCTCGCCCTCTCCGATGCCTTCCCGCAAAGCCCGAGCGATGAACGACTGAGCCTCGCGCGTGACCGACTCTTCGGCGGCGCGCACGAACGCGACGACGCGGTCTTCGGTGTATAGCTCGGCGATGCGCTGCGCGGTCCTTTCGGCCGCACTGCGCACTACCTTCGGTGTCCTCGAGACGAAGTCGTCGAGGGCCTCGGCGAGCGACACGTTCGGGATGACCGTTTGCTCGGCGGCGAAGTTCGACCCCCGCACCGCTGCGGCCAGGGCCAGCTTTGCGCCGACGATCTCCGCGGCGCCCATCGTCTCGGCGATCGCTTTGCCCAGGCGCTCGCGCGCCGACCGTGCGGCCGGAGCGTTGCCCCGGACCGTCGCGACGTAGAGGTCGTGAATGGCCCCGAAGTAGACGCGGGCATAGCGCGCGCCGCGTGACTCGATGATCTTGTCGGCTTGGCTCATGTGTTCCGAATAAGTAGGAGCTCAAAGTCGACGTCGACTTCGGCGGTGCCCGAGTCCACCTTTGCCATAAAGCCGACGTCGGTGTTTTCGGGAAACCTCACCGGTAGCCCGAAGGTGACCTCTTCTTCGCTGCCCCGGGCCTGCGTCTCGAACACTAGCCGCATGGCCTCGAACGGCGCGGCCGTGATGAGCACGCCCCCGCGGCGGAAGCACAAGACGTCGGTGCGCTTCGTCGAGTCGGTGAAGATCGCCGCGTAGTAAAGGAACGCTGTCCACCCCGCCGGGACGGTGTAGGCGCCGATCTCTGACTGACCCCTCGGGAAGTCGGAGGCTTGAATGCTCGCCCAATCCTCGGTGCCTGCTGCGTTCTCGATGGTGATCGCGCCCGCGTGCGACCCTGCGCTAGCCGACGCGTATGTGCCGGACCCGGTGACCACTACGCGGAATAGCCGTAGGAACTCCGTCGTGGTCGCCGCCGACGCGGCGATGCCGGCCGTAGCGACGGCTTCGGAGACCTCCGCGCCGGTCGCGTCGACACCGTAGAGCGTGACCTCGCGGGCACCGGCGCCCGCCGCTGTGTCGGCGGCGTTCCCCCCGGCTTTGATTCGTAGCGCGGTCTCCGCGCCTACGCCCGGAGTGCGGTAGATGCCTCCGAGCGCGACGGGGGCGAAGGTTGTGCCCACGGCTCTGTTCTTGCCGAACTTGTGGATGGTCAATAGGTCGGCCGGTGCCGCGCGTTGCGCGGCCAGTAGCTCTACGTGCCGGGTTGTGGCAACCCCAGGGATTACACCGCGAACGCCCATCTGTTAGCCCTTCTTGAACGGAAGTTTCGGTGCCGGGAAAGGCCCTTGGCCGCCGCCCGGCCCTTGGGGTGCACTCAACATGCCGCCGAACGGGTCGACGGGCTCCGCCTTCTCGATGACTTCTTCGCCCGGCTCCGGTTGGCGGAATCCGGTTTGCTCGAGCACGTCGGCGCGCGATAGCTCTACGCCCATGCCGTTGAGCACGGCCGCGACGTCGGCGCGTTCCTTCGGGTCTTCGCGCTTCTCTTGCACAATCGAGAAGCGGGGCTTCTCTTCGGCGATGCCGAGCTCGACCAAGTTGGCGTGGTTCTTGAACCAGAGGCACCCGAGCAAGTGGTCGGTGAGCGTCTCTTCGAGCGTCTCGCGGTCATACTGCACGAGGGCTTCGGTGCTGTTCTCTTGCACCTGGGCCAAGGCGTAGCTGCCGCCTTCGCTCGCTTGCGTGGTGAGGTTCGCACCGAGAATCAACGTGAAGATTGTGGTTCGCAACTCGTCGCGGATCGTATGGAGCAACTGCCACCCCTCGCTGCTCATGCTCACCGTTTCGATCTGGTCCGCCGAATCGTATACGAGCACGTGACGGGAGCGGAGGTCCTCGAGCACTCGCCGCCACTCGTTGATTAGCTCGGTGTTCGGCATGCCCGTATCGGCATCGCGGGCACCGTCGATCTTCGCGGTGATGATCCCTTGCGCGAAACGCTCCACGGCCTGTAGCGACTCGTTGAAGACGTGCGTCTTGGCGTACCACCACCACCCGAGCGCCTCACGCAGCGCGCGGCCGTGGCCGAGCGACGCTTGGTCGTCCTGGTAGACGTGGCGGATTGTCTGCTTCCAGTCGTCGACACTCTCAGGCTTGAACTGCGTTTCGACGATGTCCCACACTTCCCAGTGCGCTTTGAGCGAGCCGGTTGTGTTGTCGTGCTCCGGCACGATCCGGTAGAACCGCTTGTCGCGGTCCTCGATCTGAGTCGGCACCCACCACGTGCGCTCGATGCCGTCGCCGATCTTGAGCCGGCGGGCCTCGCCGTGGATGTAGCCGAAACGGGACCCGGAGAAGAACGCGCGCGCGAGGTTGAGCCGCGCTTGCGTGAAGTTCTTGATGCCGTCGACGAGTTCGGTAGCGATCGCCACCGCCATCGGTGCCCGGGCGGAGCCCTCGACGCGGGGCACACACGACCACCGCTGGCCGGCGATCATGTGGCGCCGGTATTGCACCGCGTGCGCGATGTCGGCATCGCGTAGCATCTTCTCTTCGAGCTCCGGCTCGCGCAGCAACCACAAGCTCGGGTCGTGTAGCTCGATGTTGTTGCGCCACGTCGACGACAATGCGCGGACGTAGATTTGCTGCGCTTGGTTGCGCGTGCGGAGCTCGGTAGTCATGGGCTAGGCGCCCCCGCCCGCGATCGGCTGGCCCATCGGCTCGTCAGTCTCGCCGTTTGCCGCGGCCTCTTGCGCCAGTTCTCCGGCGGACCGCATCGACTCTTCGGTCGCGGCCTCGGCGGCGGTCATCTTGACGCCCGGGCGCTTGGCAAGCATCTTCGCTTGCTCTTCGGCAACAATCTTCGCCGACTTGGTGTCGAGCTGCCCGTGCACGCGTGCGCCGCGCGCCTTGGCGGCTTTGAGCGCCGCGAGATTCTCTGCTTCGGTGAGCTTGACCATAGCCCACACGATAGCACGGCGGGCCGTAGGTCAATAGCTACCCACCGTCAAGGGGCCCGGAATCTGCCGGGGCGGTGTAGCCGACGGCGAGCAGGCCCCACCGTTTAAGCCACCGGTATAGCGTTGCCTTGCCCACCTTTAGCCGCCGCGCGGCGTGCTCTACGTCACCACGGGTGGCCCGGAGCGCAGCGGCGACCGCTTCGCGTTTGACGTCGTCAATCGGCCGGATCGCCTCGAGTTCGGCGTCGTCTATTGCCTTGATCCTGATTTCCGGTGCGGCGTCCACCGGGTTGATGATGCCGTCGAGCGCCTTGCGCCACAACCGCCACGCGCGCGAGTAGGTGAGCCCGAGCACTTCCGCGGTGTCCTGTAGCCTGTCGCCGGCGAGCCGTTGCTCGACGAGCCAGCGCAAGTCATCGGGGAGCTTGGCGACCCGGCAAAGCAACCGCTCGACCGCTTCGCGCCTCTCGGCTAGCTCGTGCGGGCCGGGGTCTGGGGACGTCTCGGCGCCAGTCAACGGGCACCGGGGGGCAAGCCCCCGCCCACGGTTGCGCCGGATCTCGTCGACGATCTCCCACTTGTCGGCTCGCCCCGCCCACGCGGCTATGCGCTTGGCCTGGGCGACCTCGTCACTGGTAAGGCAACTCACCGCCGGACCCTCCGCGACCACCGGGTTTCGGCGGCCCGGGTCTCTCGCCGGAGCTGGAGCGCCTTAGCTCGGGTATCCGGACACCGGGTGTTGCGTAGGACGAGGCGGAGTAGCTTTCGGGTTGGTGATTGCATACGCCCGCTATCGGACGGCGAGGCCCCGAGACTTTAGTCGCGGGTGCAGTTTGGTAGCTCGATCTTCGCGATCTCGTCGTCGATGCGCTCGCCGCGGGTGACGTTCGACGCCGCGGTCTCGTGCAGGTTGTCGGCCTTGCGCTCCAGGTCGTCGACGTTGTGCGCCGTGAACTGGGGGTCCGCCTTCGCCTTCGCGGTGAGCGCCGCGCGAATCGTGATGAGCTCGTCGTATATCCGGTTGGCCGTGCCGAGCTGGGGCATACGCCAGATGACGGGGGTCTCTTTGCCCTCGACGACGTGGCCCCACTTGTCGCGCATCTCGGCGACGAAGTTGTCGAGCGCGTTGACGAAGGACGTGCCGCCACCTGCGGTGAACGCGTCGTTGGTCCCGAGGCCAACGTAAATCGCGCGTAGCTGCGCCTGCTTGCCGAACTGCGTGTTGATCGCGGCGTAGCAGTTGGTCACGTCGTCATTGAACTCTTCCCAGTTCTCGCCGCTCACGCTGCTGAGCCACGTACCGTAGCTACCGGAGGCGTATGCTTGCACCTCTTCGGCAAGCGAGCTGCCGCCGCTGCCACGCTGGATGAGCACGAACCCGGTGTCGGGGTGGCGCAACATGAGCTTGTGCGTAAGCGAGAAGTGCGCGCCGACGTTCGTCGTCGACTGGCCGCTCGTCTGCGTGTTGGTGTGCGCGTCGTAGGTCTCGACGGTCTGGTTTGTGCGGTTCCAGATTCGTTGGCGGGTGTCGCGCGGGGTCGCCGTGTAGACGTCGGAGTCGAGCGCCGTCGAATACGCGGTCGTGATCTCGCCCGTCTCGATGCTGTCGCCGAAGATGATGTAAACGGGCATGACGCCGTCGGTCGCGGTGCCGTCGCCGTTCTCCCAAAGCTCAATCGACTTTGAGATCATCTTGGCACCCTCGCGCCAGTAGAACGAAGCCGCGTAGGCGATCTGGTCCTCGTCCGGCGAGTACGCGAGCTCCGCCGAGATCGTCGGCGGGTTCTGGCCGTTAAAGTCGACCGTTCGCACGAGCGAATCATCCGCCGCGACGAGGGCGTGCCCCGCGTGCGACGTGCCCATCATGTTGATGGCTGAGCCCGCCGCGGTCGCGTCGGCCTCCCGCAACGTGGTCTTGTGGTTCGGCAGCAAGATACGTGCGTTGGCGTTGTTGGCCATCGTCGCGCCGCGTAGCCAAGTGATCTCGGCCTCGAGGTCGGATTGGTAGCTGAGTAGCTGCGTGAACGCAGGTAGCTCGGCGATCCACGCGTCGACGTCCTGGTGCACGTGGTTCACGAAGATGTATCGCCACTCCAGCGTATCGCTCGGGTACTTGAGCGCGAACGCGGCCTCGGCCGCCGCGACGTAGCTCTCGGCGGTCGTGCGGGGCGAACCCGCCGACGCGAAGTCGCTGGCGTCGTGGGTGTTCGAGTACTTCGCGCAGACGAAATACGGGCTCGACGAAAAGACGTCTTCCCATAGATAGGCCAAGAGCCCCGCGTCGTAGCCGACACCGACGCCCGCGGTGATGGCCGAACCGCCACCGCGGGTGGCGGAAACGGCGAGGATTTCGTCAGGCGACCGGTATCCGACGAGCGCCGCATAGTCGGAGAAGCGGCCCTCGTTGAGCCAGAGCGACCCGGCAACGACCGGCGTCAGCGTCCACGACGCGACTGTTAGCGTGTCGCTGGTGTTGCTGATAACCGCGACCGCTTGGTTGTCGAGGCCGAGGTTTGCCGACGACGTCGAGACCTTCGCGCCCGCGTGTTCGTTCGTTGTCCACCCGGGGTCGGGTGAAACCGTCACCGTGGTTGCGGTCGCGCTGTCGACGGTGAGAAGGTCGCCCAGGTTGAAATCCATCCACGGCCACCACGAGAGCGTGGCCGCTGCGGGCTCGCCTTCGGAGTCATCGGGGATGATGCGCAGCAAGTCACGGTCGAATAGCTGCGTCGCGGCCTTGCCTGCGAGAACGTCCGCCACCGACACGATCGCCGGCACGCCCCCAGACCCGCCCTGTAGGTCGGTGCCGCCGAAAAGAAGAATGCCCGGGATCGTCGCCATGGCGGCTAAGTGTCGCCGCGCCCGACCCAAAGCTCAAGCCCGGGCGACAGAAGCCACCCCGCAGCGTTCGCCCCGGGCGCCTTGACGGCGAGCTGCATGTTGATTTCGACACCGGCGAAAATGGGCGTGGGTGTCCAGTGGAGCCAGATACGGCCGCCGTCTTGCGTGAGCCAAGGCACGGTGCCTGGGGCGAATACGTGCAGGTTCTTCGGGTTGCCGTCGACGTGGAACGTGCACCCAGGGAGCCCGACGCCGGCGAGCTCAACCGGCTGGACGTCGCCCAGAGAAATGAGCAGGACCGCCGGCGCGGCGGGGAACGGTGCGACCGTGCCCTCGGTCGTCCACATAACCCGGAGTGGCTCGCCGACGGTCGGGGGCATCGAGAGGTCAGGAAACACGAGAGGGTTGCCGCCGTGGTCGGAGCGATCGCACGCCGACTTGTGCACCACACGGAAGCGCCCCCGCGGCCCGTAGCGGTGCTGGGGCGCCTCCGCGGTGTCGAGGGTGACCGCCCGCGCGAGGGGTTGGGGCATGCCGCCACCGGTCGGTGCGGGGAAAGGCTCGGGCGTGGTGCACGCCACGAGGGCCAAACCGACCGCCAGCCACACGAGCAGGGAAGGTGGAAGGGCGAACAGGACACCGCGACGAAGGCTCATTCGATGCTCCCTGGGCCGGAGCCTCCGGTGCCTGTGCCGCCTGTCGGCTTCTTCTTTTTCTTCTCGCACTTTGTGCAACCCATGCGCAGCCGGATCCTCTCTTTCGGTAGCTCGGGGATGTTCGTAAACGTGTTGAACTCGGCGCCCGCGACGATGAAGTCGTCAGCACTGACGGCCGACTCGATCGAGCTATTGCAGCCCGGTTCGAAGGAGTAGTCCCAAGACCACTTTACCGGGGTGGTGTAGATGCCTCCCGACTCCGTCTGTTCGTCAACGTCGAACGTTTTGCCGTAGTGGGGCGGGTCCCCTAGAACCAGTGACGTGCCCCAGCCCGGCGGTGGTGTGTGGGTGAAGTCTGGCCCCTCCCAGTTTGGGTCTGTGGACGACACCGACCCGTTCAACTCGACGCCTATTGTGTACCAACAAGAGTAGTCCGCCGTGCAACCGCCGCTCGAGCTGTCCTCAACACAAGCGCCGTCGTACGGGTTGTGCCAGATTTTGATCTCCGACACGTCGTAAGTTTGCGAGCCGTCAGAGCCCCCGAAGCCCTGCTCGGTCGTCGGTTGCGTGTCCCCCGCGGGCACCCACTTGAACGTCGCGGAGTCGTAGACCTCAAGCCCGACCGCCGCGCACCCCCCGCAACCGCCGGTGTCGTCGGCCTCCTCCTGGGCGGCCTGGGCCGCCATCGACGCCGAGCCGCCTATCGCTCGTTGGTTCTCCTGCTTGCCGCTCGCTTGCGTGGTCACGTCGAGGGAGGCCGACGCGCCGTCACACGGCTCACACTCGAACTCGTAGTCGGTGTCTTCGTCATCGTCGCCGGCGCTCTTGGTCCAGGCGCCGCCGGTTATCGAGTCGATGTCGAAGTCGGTGTCGGCAAGCGTGAACGACACGGTCGTGTCGCAACCGGGCGTGATGGTGTCTTCGAACGTGTGCGCGATCGTGATCGTGTAGACGCCATCGACCGGGTCGTATTCTTCGGTGACCGGCGTGCCCTTGGTCATCGACTGTTGGCCACCGCCCCACGGCGGGGTGAAGAACAGTGCCGGACCTGAGCCGTTCGGGTCGGTGGTGATGAGCGTGACCGTCAGCGTCAGCGTCAGCGTGAAGTCGCAAGACGTCAATTGCGTGCAATCGGCGTTGCACTCGCCGTTGCCCGGGAGCACGTCGAGCGTCGGCGCCAGCGCGGTGTAGACGTCGGAACCGCTCGCGCCTTCGAACTCGGGGCCGACTACGGGGTCGTGTTGATACTCCCCGCCGTCGGTGGCGGTGAAGTCGCTAAAGCCCACCGTGAGCGAGTTGCTATACCTCGGGATCGCCGCTTCGCATCCACCGCACTTTGCCATGGCGGCGGATCGTAGCGCCAGACGCCGTCAACCGCTAGAGCTGGGCTTGTGCCGCGGCGATCTCGGCCCGGATGTCTTCCCGCTCCCACGGGGTCGTGGCCTTCTCGAGCTCTTCGTGTAGCGCCAGGATGCGGTTCGTGCGAATGGCGTCCTTCGCAGTATCGCTTAGCTTCTGGTGCCCCGATCGCCGGCGCTGGTGTTGCCCGGGCTTGCGCCAGCCGCCGGTGCGCTTGGCCATGGCGAGGTTGTTAAGGCGCTTGCACTCTTTGCACTGGTTGTTGCTCTTGTAGCGGCCGAACTCGGCGTAGGAGTGGCCTTTCTGACAGTGGGTCGTGTTGGGCTTGGCCATTACTCTTCGTCTCCGTCGTGACAATCGCAGGGCACGTCGAGGGTTTCGGGGAAGTAACTTTGGTCGTCGGCGAGGAACTGCTCCCACGACCAATGACGCCCGAGACCTTTGATCGTGTGCGCCTTGCTGTTGCGCTCGATCGCGATCGCGCGGTCGACTAGCGCGGGGTGTTTCTCGGCAAGATCGCGAATCTCGTGCTTCTTCATCGCGGGGCAGAAGAAACAACTGCTCTTGCCGGGGCTCGGGAGCCCGTGGCGTTTCACCGCGTCGACGCACGCTTCGCGGTCCCACCCCCAATCAACGAGGGGGTAGCGGTAGACGTAGCGGTTGTCCGGCGGCAGCTTGCGCCGCCGCGTCTCACCGGCGTCAATGCCAATGCACCGAGCTACAAGCTCGCCGCGCGACCAAGCCGCTTTGACCTCCGGCACCTCGTCGCGCAAGTAGCGGTCCATCGGTTGGCGCTTCCACTTGGTAGAACAACCTTTGAAGCCGTAGGCGAGCGAAGGGAGCTCGTTGCGCATGAGGCAATTCTCTTCGAGCGAGTCGCCGTAGCCCCGGCCGCCGTTTGTCACTGTCGTAATCTTGAGGCCGTAGTCGCTGAGCCACGCATCGAACAGCGTGTTGTATGCGTAGGTTTCAGGGCGTTCGCTCCCGGTGTCCGCGAATAGAATGTGATCCGGCAACTCGCGGTTCTCGAGCATGCCGATAACCATGGCGACGCTGTTCGTGCCTCCGCCGTAGCTCACGGCTACCGGCGCGTTGTTTGTGCTACCCATGAGCTAGACCATACTCGGTAAACCTGCGCGGTGTCAACGGCACGGCCTTACTTTTCCTTCGCGTCAACGCTCGAGGCCGCACCCACCACGAGGCCGCAACACCCCCCAGCGAATATCGTGAGCGCAGCGACACCGGCGAGCAGGACCCCAAGCGTTGCCTTGAAGAACGTGGCGAACGGGGTGGGCTTCTTGTGTTCGTAGCGTCTCATGCGATTCTTTCTCCTTCCCAGTTTACCGCCGATGCGGTTGCCATGTTGAGTGCCGCGACAATGCCCTCGCGGCCGGGCGGGATCTCGACTCGCTCGAGTCGGACCTCTGCGTATACCTCGACGAGCGAAGCGCGCGTGCGCTTCGCCTCTTCGAGCGTGGCGTCGAAATGATGGACGAGGCCGTCGCCGGTGCTCGCTTCTGTGCGGTAGACGATCACGACAGCACGTACTCCGCTTCGCGCGCCATCAAGATTCGCCACGCTTCCGCCGCGCACTGCGGGACTTGGCCGTTGCCCAGTGCTTTGAGGCGCTGGACCCGATTGGCCACCCCATGAGCCACTCGACCCACGTCGGGTTCAACTGCCCACCAGCGTGGGTCGCTAGCGGCGGTGTCTTCCGCGCGAGCTCCGCGGGGGCTTTGCCCGTGTCCTTCCAGTCTCGCGCCGCCGGCGTCGGAAACTTCGCCAACTCCCGGCACCCCGGGTGCTTCATCATCGACGGGGATAGCTGGTTCGCCTTCGCCTTCGCCGTCGGCGTCGGGAACCGCTGCGCATGCGTCTGTAGATTTAGCCCGCCCTGTCGCCCGCTGTGCCCCGCTCCCGTGTGGCAATTCGCCGTCGGTGTCGGGAACTTGTCGTGCTTCGCCATCGACGCTAGCGAGTGCCTCACTTTGCCCACCCGCCCCGCTGCGCCGCCGCGGTTCGTCCCGTAGCTCGTCGCGGTTGGTGTCGGAAGCCAAGAGCCACCACCGCTTTCGCAAGTGTGGTGCGCCAACGTCTTCCGCACTGAGGCAGAGAGCTGGCGGCACTCGGTAACCCATTGCTCGAAGGTCTCTCCAGGGCTCGGCGAATGCTTTGATGTTGACGTTTTCTGCGAAGACATATCGTGGTCGAGCCTCACTGATGACGCGGGCCATTTCTGGCCAAAGGTGGCGGGGGTCGTCGGTGCCCTTGCGCTTACCCGCGGAACTCCACGGCTGGCACGGGAACCCTCCGCAGACGACGTCAACAATACCGCGCCACGGCTTACCGTCGAACGTCTTGACGTCGTCGAACACCGGGAACGGCGGAAAGGTGCCGTCGGCCTGCCGCTCACGCAATACCTGTCGGCAGTAGGGTTCGATCTCCACGGCGCACACGGGCGTATGTCCGAGCAGGTTCGCGGCGTGGAGGCCGCCCCCCGCACCGGCGAATAGATGAAGCTCACGCACGAGCGCCCCCCAGCATTACGGCAAGGGCTTCGTTCGGGTAGTCCGTAAGCATCAATGCATCTTGAATCAACCCCAAGGCAACCGCTACCAACTGCTGATTAGTCAGCCCTTGGTGTTTGACGTCCTCAACAACTTCACACACCTGCGATCTTTCGTGGTCTTCCATAGGTTTAATCGTAGCGATTAAATCGGCCAGCGCAATACCCCGGCTTTAGTTTTTACGGCGTCCAGTGCCCCGACGTCGATCGGCCGGTGTCTTCGTCCAGTTCTGGGCGGTCGTCCGGGTGCACGTTGTGCGACGTGGCCGGCTTCTTCTGCTCTTGCGCCGGAGCGTGCCGCAAGCCGTAGGGGTGCGACTCCAACCAGCTCCAGGCACCGGACGTGGCATCGACGAGGTCCTTTAGCGTCTGGTCGGGGAAACCTTCGAGCTCGTCGAGGTAGCTTTGCGTCCACGTGCCCGCCACGAGTCTGAGGCCGTCGCGCTGCGATGTGACGCTATTGCCTACGTCGTCACCCCACCACGGCTCGTCGGTCTGGTCACACTCGCCGCGGCGCTGGTAGCCCCGCTCCAGGCACGACGCGACCGGTGCCGCCCGCCGCATCTTGCTATCGTCGCTGGGCGTGTTGATTGCCAACGTCTTCTTTTCGATGTTGGTCTTGTCGGTCTCGTTTGCGCGCGGACGCGCGCCGACGACGCGAAAGCCCTTCGCGCGGAGAATCTTCGACAAGGCTTCGAACTGTGCGGGGCCGCCGCTGCCACCCTCGATCTCGAGGCCAACGATCGTGGCGCGGCCGTCGACCATGGCTTGCGCCACGATCTTGCCGTCGCGCTTACCCGGTGTCGCTCGGAACGCGGTGGCGTGTTCGACCACGCGAACGCCGGCCTGTAGGCGGGAAATCAGGACACCGGCGGTGCGTGCCGCGTCGTCTCGCTCACTCGCCGCAAGGTCCCACCACCGAATTTTGACGCGCTCGCCAAGGTCGCGGTCTTCTTCGAGCAGGGGCCCGAACCACTCAAGGCGGAAATAGTCGCCCGGCTCGCGTGCGCTCCAGTCGCCGTCGAGCAGTTGCGCGCGGCGGGTCGGGTGGATGTCGCGCAGTGTCTCTTTGTATGCCTCGCGGTTAAGCGACGGGTTGTCGTCAATAGTCGCCGGCAGGTAAAACGACTTGGCGTCGAACGCCGCGCCGGTGACGATGTCGCGCCCACCGACGAACCGCTCTTTAACCCAGGTATGCCCTGGGCCGCCCGGGTTGCTCGCGCCGTAGAGCCGTAGCGGGATCGGGTCGCCGTCGGTCTTGCGTAGACGCGTCTTCAACCACTCGAAGGCGTTGGGGTCCGGCCAGTGCGTCAACTCATCGAAGCCGCAGAAGTGCCACTCGCCGCCCTGGTATTGGCCGTCGTGCTTCGGGTGCTCGTGGTAGCCGAACTCGATCGTCGCGCCGTTGGGGAAGGTGATTACCTTGTCGGAGCCGTTCCAGTGGGCACCGAGGGGTAGCCACCATTTGCGCGCGCGGTCCATGAGTGCGCCCGACTTGGCGAGCTCGGCGTGCGTTCGGCGGATGAGCACGCCGCGGAAGTGCGGATACTTCCATGCGTATTGCGCCGCGGCCATCAACAGGAAGTCCGACTTGCCGCCACCGGCGGCACCGCCGTAGAGCATTTCGAACGGCGTCTCGGAGTTGCGGCCTACGTGCGCGCGCAGCGCGTAGCACTGCTTGGGGTGTGGGGCGTGGTCGGCCGGGATGTATTCATTGCCGACGATGAACGGCGGCATCAACACCCGGGACCTGAGTTGTGCGGGCTCGGCTGTCACGAAAGCACGTCGTCGATGTCGTCGTCGCGTGTGATCTCGATGCGCTTGGAGCGGTGTTGGCGCTCCAGTTCTTCGAGCTCGTCGAAGTAGGCGTCGAGCTGCGGCGGGAACTGCGGCCCGGTGCCGGCGACACCGACGTTGACCTGCACCGGTGCGCCACCGTCGCCCTTGCCCTCTTGCGGCACCATGCCGTCACGCTCGAAGCGCGCCACCCACTTGAGCACCCGCTCGAGCTTGTCGAGGTCGGCGTTGTCTCGGATGTCGATGAGGATCGCTTTGAGCCCCTCCCACAACGCGGCCTCAAGGGTCGTGCCGTCTTCGATGGCCATGCGCCGACAAGCGGCGATGAACTCGACGCGCCCTGTTCGGCCGCCGCGGGGTTCGGGAAGGTTGGTCATCGTGTAGACGCCTCAGAGAATAGCCGTTTCCTGGCCAGTGTGCTCGTCAAGAACGGGTGCGGGTCGTGGGGGTCGAGAAGCATCGCCGGCACAACGGGCTCTTTCGCGTGGAACCAACCAACGAACGTCCAGCGACCGAAGCTACGATGCGCGCGCGGCACGCCAGCCACGGGCCGCACTCGGTGCACCTGATACGGCGCGAAGAAGACGGCCGAGTTGTGCGTCGGGTCGATGGGCTTCTCGACGTCGTAGAGCTCAAGCTCGCCGCCGGTGAAGAGCCGCGGCGTCTTGTGCACGTTGTAGGTCACGGTCAGCGCGCGCGTCTCGGGGTCGCCATCGGCGCGGTGGTCCGAGTGCCAGTCGAACCGCTGGTTGTCCCAACGAAGTGTCAGCTTCGATTCGAAGTGCGCGATCTCGAAGGGCTCGACGCCGCATTGCCGACAACCGTATTCGAAGTTCTCGAGGAACGCGGCGGACAAGCCGGCGAGGAACTCGTCGCCGTCGTCGAAGTAGATGTGCCCGCACGTTTGCGGTCCGTCGTTATTGGTGGCATACGGTTCGTCGACACCGTAGCCGTGCACGTCGACGAGGTCGGCGTCTCGAGCGTTCGCGTAGGCCAGGAACGCACTTGCCCAATCGTCAAGCATGAAGCCATCCAGCTTGACGAACTTGTCTTGCCGTTGCGTCACGCGTCCACCCGGCCCACCAGACGACGACGACGCGGCGTCTCGGTCGCGCCCACCCGGCGCCCCAGCAGCCAATCAACAAGATCACACGCCCGCACGTGGTAGTACGGGCCGTCGACAACCGCGGGCAACCAACCACCCTTGATGCCCACCCACACAGTACGAGGGGCCAGCCCTGTTAGCCTAGAAACCTCTGCCGCGTTAAGCATTGTGCGCCCCTGCAAGCCTCGCTCTAACCCTGCCCGTATATCAGGCAGGGCCGGCAGAGGCCCCCCGTTGAGAAAATGCAGGTCTTCGGCGAAGTAGCCTACCCGGCGCGGCGACAACCGAACCCAAGGCAGCCACCGGGTCTCGCGCCAGTGTCTTACGGTCGAAAGGCTACGTTTGACCAACGCGGCGGCCTGCCGCTCGTTAAGCACGAGCGGCTTTAGTGGCGGCCTCCCTTGTGTGGTTTTGTCGCTCATGCCTCAAAGCGTAGCAGTAAACCTAGACCGCGCAAGTGTCATTCCGTAATTCTCCGCACTTCGAGTTCGTAGAGCAAGCCCAGCACGTCGTCGAGGTCCATGATTGCCACCCAGGGCCTCCGCTCGCGCTTGTGTGCCACGATCGGGATCTCCCCCGGCCCTGCGTCGGCCCTAGCCTGATCGAGCGCCACGCGCGTGCTGAGGGCCTCCACGAACTTGCACTCGAAATGGACCCCTTTCGGTCCACCGCGAACGTCGGGGGAATCCGGGCCACCGTGGCGCTGCTGCCCTCGCTCGGCGTGGGGCCACCCGGCGCGGCGCAAGACGTCGCGGAGCAGGAGCTCGCCACGCTTGCCCTTGTCACGTTGGGCCTTACCCACCGCAACCCCACTCAGCACGGGGCGCTGTGCCCCGGCCGTGGTCGAGCCGCTTTCTCAGGCACCGGGAGCTGCCGACGTAGAGCGCGACGCGCGCTAATTCTTGCTGATTATTTTCCATTCTTTTCGCTGTCTTTGGTTAATCGGAAATACGGAACGGTTCCCCAGTTCCCCAACCCGTATATACGGGTTGGGGAACTGGGAACTGGGGAACCGTTTCCTTGGCGATTCCTCTAGTTCCTGGGAACCGACTAGGAACTGGTGGGGAACCACCATTATCTGAATATCTCCGCGACGGTGAGCACCATCCGTGAGCCCTCACGGTGCCCCTCGAGCGTCCCGTTGGCAAGGCCCCTGTCGAGTGCTTCCATGAGGTCGGCACGCTTGCCGACGGTCTCCGCGCACGCCTGGGATTTCGACAGTCCCGGTATGCGCAGGATCGTATCCACGAGGCGCGCCAAGAGTCGTCCGATGTGGTCGTGCCTCTCGCGTTCCTTGCGTAGCTCCCTGCTGGCGGCGTCTTCGACTTCGATCGCCTTGCGTGCTTCCTTGTCGGCCGTCGACTCCACTTGCAGCACGCCGAGTTCGCCACGCACGAGGCCAAGCTCTTCGGCTGGGCGTGTGTAGTTGCTCTTGCGCACGTCGAACCGAGCGCGTTCCTTGCCGGCGTTGACGAGGGTGCCCCACCACCGGGCGCCGTCCGTCAACCCGGTCACACCACGGTTGTCGGCCTCACCCAGCCGCCTCGCCGCCTTGGACGAGTGAGCTAGGCACAACGTCGTCGGTGTCCCTGGAGCCTTGCAGAACGACTCGAGCTCGACGATGAAGCGCGTAGCGTCGATGTTGTCCGCCTCGACGTTGACGCCAGCGAAGCGCGACAGGGGGTCAACGATGACCAAGCCCCAGGGGTCGCCGGGTGTGTTGAGGACGTCGCGGATAGCGCCGCCGTGCTCGGTGGCTTCGGGTCCGTTGGGCCCTGGCCGTAGAAGCGGGGTGTAGTGGCCGGCGAGGGGCACCATGGTTATACGATCCTCCGCAATGCGCACTTGTTCGTCGCTGAGCCCGAGGCGGTGCGCGGCCCAATAGAGCTTGCGGTCGCACTCTTCCTGGTCTTCTTCACCGAGCAGTGCGAGCACCCGGTTCGGTGCCCCTTCGTCGATCTTGTAATGCCCGAACCAACGGCCACCGGTCGCAATGGCGATCGCCAGTTGCACAACGGCGGTTGTCTTGCCGGCGCCGCCTTCGGCGCTGAGGATACCGACCTCGCCGAGCGGCAGCGCGCCGGCGTCGTCTTCGGGGTGCCGTAACAGAAAGCGCCGGTCCGGTGGTCGGTTACGGCTCCAACGCCGTGGGGCGCTGGGGAACAGGTCGAGGATGACCGACCGCTTGGACTCCGGTGTCGCGGTCTCGTCTGGTGTCCACGTCTTCGCATCGAAGCCGTCGTCGAAGGCTTCCGCCGCGTTGGTGGTTGACGCCTTGCCACCGACGCGCCCGACCTCTTTGCGCACCCAATTCCTTCGGGCGTATTTGAGCGGGTCGGCTGAGTCGTCGCACAGGCCGAGGCCCCAGTCGGTTTCTTGGAGCAGGTAGTCGACTGCGGGGGCGCCGTGGCCGTGGGCCGCGCGCAGCACGTGCTGCACAACGCGATAGTAGCCTTCTGAGGCTGAGCCCTCGTCGTTCGGCATGATCGCGGGCCAGTTGGCGTCGACGACGGCTTCGCGCACGTTGGGTGCTGAGCGGTTGATCTCGGCGCCGATCTGCTCCACTGTCGGAGCGTCGCCGCGGCCGACGGGTAGCTTGCCCGTGTCGCGGTCCTGTTCGCGAAACTGCGGGTAGACCGACGTGAGCCAATCGAGCGAGGGCTTGCGCTCGATGAGTGCGCTAGCCTCGATGAGCCGTTCACCGGTGACGGTGACGTATCCGGTCGTGGTGAAGAGCTGGACCTCGACGGCCTTGTATTCTGGCACGTTCGGCGCGGCGGGGTGCGGCACCTTGACCTTGGAGCGTGCAAGGTCGGTTGGCAGATTGTCTACCCACACGAACGCCCGGAACCCGCAACCGCTGGGCGATACCTCGGTGTAGGTGCGGCCCGTCAGTTCGAAGAGCTCGCGGCCCCAAGGCGTAAGGGCACCGGTGAGCGGGTCACGACAGCCGTCGGCGTCGATCGCTACTAGAGTGCAGTCCAAGCCTGTTGGGTGTTTGACACCGTCGCCGTCGGTGCGCAGCACGAAGCCAATGCCCTCGGTCTCGTCGCAATCACCTTTGCCGAGCACGTTCTCGAACGTATAGGGCTCGTCGCGGCTCGTGGCGAATTGCTGCTCGCCGTTGGGGTGGTAGGGGATCTTCGTTTTCCGGCCTTGCCGGTTTAGCTCGAGCTTCCAGCGGATCCACTGGTTGAGTTGCCGTAGCTCTTCGGGCACGCCGCCTTGCTGGGCGGGGTCGTGGTGGCTATTCTTTTCCATGCGAGGCTTCCATAGCTTTGAGGCGGGCGCGTTCGGCGGTGTTGCTCATTAGTCGGACGCGCCCTTTTTTCTAGGTCGCGGGCGTTGTCACGGTCGACAAGAACGCAAACGGCTCGCGATTGCAAGCCACACGATCTGGTAGCCGACCCGGACAGAGCACACTAGCCCCCGGTGCCTATGGCGTCGAGTCGGTGCCCGAACGAAAAATCTAGGGCGAGACCCTTGCGCCCGCTCCGATCTTCGGGTAACGGTGTGTCTCGTTCGCCGCCGGAGACTGACACTTTGGGCGGCTTGTTCTTTCCCTTCAGACGTTAATGAGACCCTTAGCTCCCGGGGTGCTTGACCGGCACCGCGGGGGCGTTTTACCCCTGCACTAGATTTACTGATGAGCGATACGGACAAGACCGAACACGACAAGGCCGTCGAGGCGTGGGGCGAGCCTTTGGCCCTCCAGCTCAAGAGCAACTCGCTGGCGTACATTAGCGCCGACCAGTTGACGGTAGGGCTTGAACTGATGCGCACCGCCCCCGCTGCGCAGCCTGCGAAGTTGGCCGGGCTGGTGGAGCGGTCCGTCGCATGGTGCGAGCTGGATCCTGGCGATCAGGCTGGGATGGAGCGCAAAGGGCTTGAGGCTGACGAGATAGTCAACGACCTCGCCAAGCTCAAGCTCACCCCGCCGCCGAGCGCGGTGCAGGTGCCGGACTTCGTCAAAGACTGGGTGCTTGAAGTGGTGCTATGTAAGACGTGCCCGGAGCCGCGCAGGAAGGTCGCCGAGTGGATCACGTCGATCGAACCCACCTACACCCCAGACGAGCAGGCCAAGCTAGCGGTCGAGCCGAAGCCGCTGGACGAGGGGCGGATCAAGGAGACGGTCGAGAAGGCGAGGGCCGTGCAGCCTAGCGACGAGTGCGTGGCGCGTACGAAAGGCGAGTCGGCAAGGGCAAGGATGGAGCGTGAAGGCTATCGAGTGTGTTTGACTCGCGCAGAAGGCAAGATCGACCGCCTGCTCTCCGAGCCAGCCAAGAAGCCCGCCCAAGAAGCCGAGCGGCCGGACGACGCACCTCTTGAGCGGGTCCTAGTCTCTTGGGCCAATCCAGACGTTCTGCGGAAGGCTGTCCAAGAGCTGAGCCGCAGCGAGCTGGCGCGGCGGGCGACGGGAGGTGGCAAGTGATGGAGGCCAGCGATATCCGAGGCAGAGCACCGCGAGTCTATGCGTGGGCGGTCCCAACCCCGGACGGACGCAAGTGGCAGTTGTGCCACTGGACGGAGCCGACGCGCCAAGGACTCCTCAGCCGTGGTCGACCGTGCCCCGACGCCAAGGTTGTCCGGGTGTGGCTGAGCGTCGAGAACATCAACGTGGGGCGGGGAGGTGGCGACAATGGCTGAGCTTCTCTTCTGGCTCGTCGTTGGCCATTGCGTTGCTGACTACCCGTTGCAAGGCGACTTCCTCTCACGCGCCAAGAACGCCACCAACCCGATTCCGGGCGTCCCGTTCTGGCATGCCCTGTTCGCTCATGCGGCCATCCATGCTGGCGTCGTCATGGCAGCAACGGGGTCTCTGATGTGCGCGCTGATGGAGTTGGTGTTGCACGCGGCAATCGACGATGCGAAGTGCAGGGGCTACCTGACCTTCAACCAAGACCAAGGAATGCACTTGCTCTGCAAGATCGCATACGTGGCCATCCTGGCAACCCATGGAGGCATCAATGGATGACCCCTTCTCACGATCTAGGGCCGAGCTGGTTCGAGCAGGTTGGGACCTAATGGAGCAGCTACGCGTGGCGAATCAGCGTGCGGACGATGCGAACGCCGAGAAATGGGGCGACGCCGAGACCGGATGGAGCAAGGTGGACGTCAAGTTCACCTTCGCGACCGACGAGGAAATGGAGAAGGCCAAAGCGCGCATCGCTCGCAAGAAGGCGAAGGAGGCCAAGCCATGCTAGGCGCTGTCATCGTGCTGCTGTTCGTCGTTGTCGCGCCAACCACCACCGCGAACGGTGCCGCAAGCTGCGGCGCGAGTTGCGGGAGCTGAAGGAGCAACAGGAATGATCCGCATACTCGAATGGGCCACGGAACGTGGGCGTTGCGATGGGTGCAGCAACACACCAGATGACGCCACCGAGATCAGGTTCTCCGGGACGTCGGTCGTTCTGTGCTCTGACTGCCTAGTCAGTCTCGGTGACAAGGTGACGATGCGGGTCAATGTTGCGCACTCGTTGGATGAGCTGGCGAAGCGGGGTGGTGACAATGGCTGAGCACGACGTAACCAACCCGTGCGACATGTGCGAGACGCTACAGGCCACGCACGTCGGCAGGGACGACCAGGATGGTGGTGAGTGGCGGTTGTTATGCGAGATCTGCGCAACCCGAGGCCACGAGTGGCACATGCCGCTGGCCGAACTCGAAACCCTGCGCGGCAAGACCGGCTCGTGCATGGAGTGCGAGCGGCTGGCGGGGGAGAACGCGAAGCTGCGGGCGGCTGGCGGCGAGGGGGCGGGCGGTGCTTGAGCTCTACCCCTACCAATCCGCCGGTGCCGAGTGGCTCGCGAGCAACCCCCGCGCCTGTCTCGCCGACGACATGGGTCTCGGCAAGACGGTATCGACCATCGCGGCGGCCGGCCTCGTCGGCGCTAAGCGCGTGCTGGTGCTCGCGCCGACGTGTGTCGTGTGGAACTGGAAAAGCGAGTTTGAGACGTGGGCACCGGAGCGTGCGACACCGGCGGTAGTGTCCGCCGGCCGCATGGCGGCCAAGATCACGGCCAACGATACGGTCATCGTTACGCACGGCCTGTTGTTGAACGAGACCGTGCGCGCCGAGATCCTGCGCCACACGTGGGACGTCGTCGTATTGGACGAGTCGCACTTCTTCCGTTCGCACACGGCGAAGCGCACGCAGTCTTTCTACGGCGTCGGCCCTTACGGCGGCCCGGGCACGACCGGTGTCGTCGACGCCGCCGAGCGCGTTTGGTGTTTGAGCGGCACGCCGGCACCGAACAACGCGTCCGAGTTGTGGACGATGCTCCACGGCTTGTGGCCCGAAGAGTTTCCCGAGCGGTTCGTCGACTTCCGCGATCGCTACTGCGAGACGCGTTGGCAGCCCTACGGCGACAACGTCAAGATCGTGGGCAACCGGAACGTCGCCGACCTTCGCAAGCGCCTCGCCGGCAAGATCCTTCGCCGCAAGAAAGACGACGTGCTCAAGGACCTGCCGCCGGTGCGGTATCAACAGGTGAACTTGCACGCTACGCAACGGCCGCAGGAGATCGCCGCACTCGAGGGCGAGCTCGGGCCGACCTTGCGCAAGCTGCTCGACGAAGCCACCGACCCGGCGGAAGCCTTCGAGCTACTCGGTTCGAAGAAGCAGTTTGCCGCCTACCGGCGGTTGTGCGGGCTAGCGAAAGCCGACGCCGCGGCAGACCTGATCGAGATGGAGCTCGAAGGCGGTCTCGAAAAGGTGGTGCTGTTCGCGCATCACGGCGCGGTAGTGGCGCGCCTGGAAGAGCGGCTAAAGCGTTTCGGCGTATCCACCATTACCGGTGCCACTAGCGCCACTGCACGCCGTGACGCGGTCGCCGACTTCCAGTCGAACCCGTCGGCGCGCGTGATCGTGTGCAACATAGTAGCCGGCGGCACCGGAACCACGCTCACGGCAAGCGCCCACGTGGTGTTCGTAGAGATGAGCTATGTGCCGGGCGAGAACGCCCAGGCCGCCGACCGCATTCGGCGCATCGGCCAAAAGCAATCGTGCCTTGTGCGCTTCGTGGCGCTCGAAGGCACACTCGACGCGTCGCTTGTCGGCGTTCTCCGCCGCAAGACGGCAATGATTAGAGAGGTGATGGAATGACTTCGACAGATACTCCCGAATCAACAGACACCCCCGGTGAAGTGTGTCTCTACGTCGGCCAGACGCGCAACCTACGTGAACGTTTCTCACTGCCGCACACAATGTTGGTTAGGCTGGATTATGCGTTTTCGCGCCTGCACCGATATCGTGGCGAGAGGATCTACGCGCACGATAAACTCCCCGTCCAGCTTTGGTTTTGGGGGGTGTGTAGCGACACGGTAGACCTCAACACCTACGAGCTGGCGGCGGTGAATTTCTGGTTACCCCTCTTCGGGGTCACGTGGCCGGGGTTGGGTGCCTGCCGCGACTCTCGCGAACGCCACATGTCCGAGCCCGGCCGCCGTTACCCGCTGCGCGAAGTCGAGCGCCAGGACAGCCTGCCGGAGGAGTCCGGGGTCTACGCTTTTATGATGGCTTACGAGGACGCGGCGTTCGCCCGGTCCGTCATAGGTGTCATGGACAGAGCTGACGTCCGCAAGACCGTGAGGGCTGAGGACATCGGCCCACTGGTCGCGGAGCGTCACCGCTGGGGAGTTTACGAAAAGAGGCGCAAGGCGTCGCCTGTGAGGACGTTCGAATGACCAAAGCAACCGAACTCATGGTAGATCTCGAAACCCTCGGCACTTCGCCGGGGGCGCAGATCCTTTCTATCGGCCTCTGTGCCTTCCACCTAACCGAAGGCATCAAGGAGACCGTCGAGATCGTCGTCGACGATCCTCGAGGCCGCATCGACCGCCCGACCGTTGAGTGGTGGCTCAAGCAAGAGCCCGCCGCGCAACAGGTCATATCGGAGACGTTCCGCGTGCCGATCAAGCAAGGGCTCGAGCAGTTCGCCCAGTTCGTGCGCACTCACGCGTGTGTGAACTTCTGGTCGAACGGCCCGACCTTCGACGAAATGCTCTTGCGCCACACGTGGACGCGCGAGCTCCCCGGCACCCGCTTTCCGACGCACTTCTCGGCCTCGCGCTGCTGCCGCACGGCGAAGATGATCGCGCGCAAGCTCAAGGTGAAGACACCCCCGGTGCCGCAGGAATACGCAACGGCGCACCGCGCCGACCACGACGCCGCGCGCCAAGCCCTGGCCGTAGTCGCGTTGCACAAGTTCTTGGAGGCAATCGCCTAATTTTTCTTGACCCTGTCAATGCTCCCCGAGTAGAAAAGCAACCATGACGCCCGAAGAGATCCGAGACGCTATCCACCTACTCGCGACGGCCGTACGGGACCTTCGCGACGCCGAGGAAGCCCGTGGAGACGGCATCTGGTGTGGCCCCGACACGGTCGGCAACGCCCTGGCCGATCTCGTCCGCGCAACGGACCCAGAGAACTTTTCCGACGTTTAGCTACCCCCTTCCCCGAAACCCCGACCTTCTACAATGATCCCCGAAGTTACCGTAACACTCACCGTCCCCGCCGACCGACTTACCGACCTGCAAGCCTTCTGCCAGGAAACGGATACCTCGGTGCCCGGCAACCTCGCCCCTAGCACCGAGCCGGAAGAGAAGCCGAAGCGCGGTCGTGGTCGTCCGAAGGGCGCCAAGAACAAGCCGAAGCCCGAGCCGACGCCGGAGCCGACGCCGGAGCCGACGCCGGAGCCGGAGCCGGAGCCGGAGCCGGAGCCGCACCAGGGCGACGTCGAGGCCGTTGCGGCGGAAGCCGCCTTGAAAAACGATGAGACACCGGCGGAAGAAGCTACCGACGCGCCGACGCTCGACGACGCCAAGGCGGCGGTGCAAGCTCGGATCACGTCGCACGGCCTCGACTCCGTGAAGAGCATCCTGGCCGAGTTCACCGCTGCGAAACTGTCGGACCTGGATCCGAAGGACTACGCCGCGGTCATCGAAAAGCTGAAGGGGGAGTAGGTGCCCCGCCCCTCCGCCGCTACTCGCTGGTTCGCGTGCCCAGGCTCCGAAGCCAAGTGCGCGGCCTACCCCTACACGTCGAGCCACGCCGCCGACCAAGGCACCTTTGCGCACCTAGTGGCGTCGGAGTGCCTGGAAAAAGGCATGGAGCCAAAGCAGTGGCTCGGCTCGGTGTCGAAGGACGCGAAGCACACGTGCGATCAAGAGATGGTCGACGCCGTCACGATCTACACCGACGCTGTGCGCTCGTTGGCTCTACTCGGCGAGATCCGCAAGGACTGGATCGAGAAGAAGGTCACGACACCGGACCCGGTCGACAACGGCACCGTTGACTACGCCGCCGTTGTGGACCGCACGTTGCACGTGATGGACTACAAGCACGGCGCCGGTGTCTACGTCGACCACGAGCAGAACAAGCAAGCGATGATCTACGCCGTCGCTTTGCTCGACGAGGTCGGCGACAAATACGCGATCGAAACTGTCGTCGTGCATATCGTGCAGCCACGCCACGAGGGTGCGAAGCCTTGGCGGCAGGAGCCCCGCGATGCCCGCGACTTGCGTATCTGGGGAGACATGGAGCTAGTGCCTGCCGCCAAGGCCACCGAGGCCAAAGATGCACCGCTCAACCCCACGGAAGACGGGTGCCGCTTCTGCCCCGCCGCTGTCGACTGCGAAGCCCGCCGCGCGCAAGCGCAAGAGGTGGCCAAGTTCGCCTTCGACCCGGTGCCTACCAAGCCCCCGCTGCCCGAGATGCTCGCGCCCGAGGAACTGTCAAAGATCCTCACGTTGGCACCGATCGTGCGGCAGTGGCTCAAGGCCGTCGAGGATCGAGCTTACGAGCTCGGCAAGGCTGGCACGCCACCGACGGGCTACAAGATGGTCGACAAGATCGGCCTACGAAAATGGAAGGACGAAGACGCCGCGCGTGTGGCTCTCGTCGACGCGGGCATCGAGCCCTTTGACATACCGAAGTTGCTCTCCCCGGCGAAAGCCGAGAAGGCGCTCGGCAAGGCGCGTGCGAAGCTCGTTGCTCCGCTCGTGCACAAACCGACGACCGGCATTCTACTCGTGCCCGAGTCGGACAAACGGCCCGCCCGCAATCCTGCGGCGGTGTTTGATGCAGTAGACGAGTAGCCAACCGTAACCACCATGACCGATCCGAAACTAGTCAAGACCGAGCCCGCGCGGCTCGCCTTCCCCGCCCTGTTCGAAGCCAAGCCGAAGTTCGGCGAAGGCTCTAGCCTCGTGTTCTCCGCGACGATCCTGTTCCCGCCCGACACCGACCTTGCCCCGATCAAGGCCGCTGCCGCTGCTGCGGCGAAGGACGCGGGGTTGACGAAGGTCGCCAGCCCGATCAAGTCCGTGACCAAGATCAACGCCGAGCGCGCGGAGAATGGTCAAAAGCCCTGGAAGGGCTACGAGGATGGCTGGCACGCTCTGCGTGTGCAGTCGAATTACCGCCCCGAGGTGGTCGACCAAGCCGTGCAGTCGGTGTTCAACCCGGCACCGGGCACGAGCGACGAAGACATTGCCAAGCTGGCGAAGGTCGCCGAGGCCAGGGTCTACCCCGGCTGTTGGTGCCGCTTCTTCATCGGTGCATACTCTTGGAAGTATCAAGCCAAGAGCGGTGTTGGCTTCAACATCAACGCCGTGCAGTTGGTGCGCGACGGTGACAGGCTCGACGGTCGCCAAGGTGCGTCGGAAGTCTTCGACGCGATCGAGGCGGCCGCACCGGAGACCGCCGACACGTCGGTCACCGTCGAGGACGTCGACGACATTCTCGGGTAGACTCAGACACCGCGCCGGGGCGGCCGTTCTCCTTTGACTCACAACCACGAATACGCAACGCATGGTTAGCCGCCCCGGCGCACTTTTTGACGTCATCAACGGCACCGTCGGTGTCGATATCGAGACCGCAAGCCGCGCCGAGATCAAGGATCTTGGCGCGTGGGCATACTCCCGGCACCCGTCAACGAAAGTCTACGTCGTGTGCTGGTGCTACATGGAGGGCGGGAGGCCCCAGGAAGTGAACCGCTGGACCCCTGGCGACGGCCCCTTGCCCGACGGGCTCGTCGCCTACCTGCTCGCCGGCGGCCGGGTGCTGGCTCACAACGCATCGTTCGAAATCGCGATATGGACCAATATCCTAGTGCCGGATTTCGGTTTCCCCGAAGTTGACGTCGAGCAGTGGCTCGACTCTCAGTCGATCGGGCTTGAGCTCAACCTGCCGGCGAAGCTCGAGGGGCTCGCCAAGGCGCTCGGCACCCCTGTCGAAAAGGACAACGAAGGCCACCGGCTGATGATGAAGCTGGCCCGCCTTGACGACGACGGCCGCCCCGTGCACCGGGGCAAGGACTGGGACACCCCGGAGAACCGCGAGAGGCTCGCTCTCTACTGCGATCGCGACGTGTTGGCCATGTGCCACGCCTGGGCCCGAATGTCGCCGCTCACGGCCACCGAGGAGCGCGTGCGGCGCCTCGATCAGAAGATCAACGCCCGCGGTGTCTACCTCGACCAAGCCTATGCGATGAAGCTCCGGCGAATGGCCGAGAAGCGATCCGACCGGCTGGCCGACGAGGCCGTGCGCGCGACTAGCTTCGAGTGCGCCAACGCCACCGAGCCGCGCGCCCTCAAGGCATGGCTCAAGCGCCGGCAGATCGACCTGCCGCTAGTCACGCGCAAGAAGCCCGACGGCACGTTCCACAAGACCGAAAGCACCGACAAGACCGCCGTCGCGATGATGCTCGAGCGGGACAACCTACCCGAAGACGTGCGCGGCGTGCTGGAGCTCCGGCTAGAGGCCACGAAGACCACGTCGCTAGCGAAGCTCGCACGCGTCGAAGTCATGGTCGGTGCCGACGGGCGCCTCCGCAACGCGCTGCAATTTCACGCGGCGCATACGGGGCGTTGGTCGTCGACCGGGCTCCAGATTCACAACCTACCGAAAGACAAGCTCGGCCCCGGCGCTAGCGGCCTCGTCGGCTTACTCGTCGAGCGTGAAGACCTCGACGCGCTCGAGATCGTCGAACAACGACCGTTGAACGTGCTGTCGCAAAAGCTGCGGTCGGTGATCGCTGCGGCACCGGGCATGGACCTGATCGCCGCCGACTTCTCCGCGATCGAAGCGCGGGTGCTGGCGTGGCTCGCCGGCCAAGACGACGCCGTCGGCTTCTTCCACCAGTTCGACCGCGAGCTCCTCGCCTGGGAGAAAGCTGGCCGGCCGAAGGGCGGCAAGCCCACCGACTACTACGAGTTCACCGCGGCTGGTATCGGCTCGAAGGACCGGCAGCTTGGCAAGGTCGCGGCGTTGGCGCTCGGCTACCAAATGGGTGCGATGAAGTTCCATTCGACCGCCGCCGACTGGGGCGTGCCGATCGAGCGCAAGCTCGCGCGCAAGGTCCAGAAGGCGTGGCGCGAGACCAACGTGATGGTCAAACGGTTTTGGGATGAGCTCCAGTCGGCCGTAATCACCGTGGTCGATGACCGCGACAAGGTGGTCGCCGTCGGTGACTTCTTGCGCGTCTACGGCAACCCGCATTGCGTATTCATCCGGCTACCGAGTGGGCGGGTGATTCGCTACTGGCGGCCATCGGTGCGCTCCACCATCAAGAAGGGGAAGCGGATCGACGACGAAGGCGCCATCGTGCCTTTCGAGTTCGAGACGACCGAGATTCGCTTCTGGACCCAGAACCCGTCTAAAAACGGGATGACGATCGAGACCACGTATGGCGGCAAGCTAGCCGAGAACGTCACGCAAGCCGTAGCGCGCGACCTGTTGGCCGAGGGGTTGCTGCGTGTCGAAGCCGCCGGCTACCCCGTCGTAATGCACGTGCACGACTCGATCGCGTCTGAGGTGCCCGAGGGCACCGGCAACGTCGACGAGTTCTGTTGGTTGATGGCGGACCTGCCGCAGTGGGCCGGTGGTTGCCCGGTGGCGGCCGAGGGCTACCGAGCGAAGAGGTTCCGCGGCTAGCGCGTCGGGTTGTGACACTCGTCCATGTTCTCCGCGTAGCCGGCGACGTCGATCCGGTTGTCGCGCTTCGGGCAATTCCGTTCGCGCGATAGCTTCTGCAAGATGTTGAGCGCGCACACGTCTTGCGCGGTGATGTGCACCCCGAGATACGCCGACCACAAAGCGGCCGTGCGGCCGTGGTTCTCAAGAGGCTTCCCGTAGGCGACACTCCGGTGCCCGGTGACGAGGTCGGCGGCAATGTCGAGAACCGAGCGGCAATCTTCGGCGGGAGTGTTGACGGGGCTTTGTTTTTCTGCTTCCATTGGGCCCATCATGGCAAAGCGCGAACTCCAAGTCCAACCCCCTCTAGTCGCTGGCGGTCAAGGCCGAAGCTCTGATGACGTCATCGGCGATGGCTCCGTCTTCTTTACGATCCTCGCCCTCGGCGCGGTGCTGCTCCTGGGGGTGGTCAGCTTTGGCTAAGCGGTTGACACATACCGAGCGCGCCGAGCGCCGGGAGCGGATCGCCGCCTACTGCAAGACCCGCACACTTGCGCAAGCCGTTT